TTAGAATTGGTATTTAAAACCAATGTTAAAGTTGTAATTTTTATGCTTATGTTTGCCTTGACGATAATTGATCTCAGAATTGATCGTAAAATTCTCACTCATCTTAGCTTGTACGCCAAGTTTTGCCTCATAGAACAAACCCGGTTTACCAGAAGATAAACTTCGATCATCGTAGCTCACCTTAGAGGCAATGTCGTCATACCAAAGGTTAAACGCTGCATAAGGTTTGACATCACCAGTTTTGGGGTAAACGTATGCCCCCACTCTTGAAATCACATGACCTTTTTGCTGTTCACGGATGTCAGTGCCATTAAAATCACGATAATTGTCCACCTTATAATCGATATAGCTGATTTGTGCTTGCGGTTCCACCACTAAATTCTCACCAATGGCCATCGGATAACCGCCCTGCACGCTCACCGTCCACAATCGTGAATCATATGAGCTTGAAGCATTATTGAGGGTTGTCACAGTATTATCATACTTGCCATATGAAATCGTGTAATCAATGAATGGACTTAACGCATCATCCGCATTCTTAAACCAACTGCCATATAAGCCGATGCTTTGCCCTGAGATAGAACCTGTGCTGCGCGATTCTGTGATGCGATTCCAGCCTTTAGAATCCATCGAGCTTGTTGAGATCATCCCACCAATAATCACCAAGCCATCCCCTGTTCTAAAGCCAGTGTCTGCCCCTAATACTGAGGCAAACCCTTTATAAGTGTAATGGATCTGATCACCTGCAATGTTGCCTTTATCATGGGTGCCCGTTTCATTGAACCAAACCGAACCGAGATATTGGCCATCTGCCGTCATGTTTCGATCTAAAGCACGCAAGCCACCAGAACCGGCCGCCAGTGCGCCTGAAATGTGTGAACCATAACCCGGCAATTGAGATCGAATGGTCCCCATGCTATTTGCCATGGTGCTGCCCACATCCGGGCGATATAAATCTCGATACGAGGTTAAATACCAGTCTTGATCCTCTGCATTTCTCGATAAAACATACTCGTTAATGCCTTTGACCACGGTATTTTGTAATTCAAAAGCATTGTCATCCGATGAGCCTGCATCAATGATTTTGATGCCCAAAGGCGATGTCATGCCGCCTGAAACATTGCCAATGTCAGTCACATATAACTTTGTTTTGCCTGAAATATTACCAGAGACAATCAACTGATCCGCTAAACTCGTCGTTTGATTGCCAAGGTCTGTATTCATATACAGCACAGCATTTTCACCCGCTGTGTAGTTACCGTTAATGATTAAGCGATTGCCTGCTGTCGTATTGGCATTGCCGATATAAATCTTGTTGTAGTTATTCACATCATGATTCACTGTTAATGTGGCATTGCCTTGTGCATAATCTCGATCAGAGCTCTGTCTAACATCTCGTAAATTCACATCGATGGTGCCATAGTTATTGACAGTTTGATTCACTGTACCGGTCCCTGCCAATGTACTGCCTTGAGCAATGTTTAAGGTGCCTGCCATGCTTGCACGTGACTTCTGATTGCTGCCACCTAATACAGCGCCTTTTTCTAAGAACACAGTCCCAGCCTTAATCTCAGTATTGCCCGTATGTAATAGCTGACTCGCAACCCTTAACGTGCCGTTGCCTGATTTAATGAAATCACCGGTGCCCGTCATCTGATTCACCCATCGACCATCGGCCAATAGATTCAGATCAACCGTGCCATGATTGACAATCTTCGCGGTGCCGAGCTGTTTTTCAGAGGTGACTGACAATGTTTTGTCATTGACACTCAAAGTCCCAGAAAATGTATTGGCATCCGCGGTTAAAGCGACATTGTCATTAATATTGATCTTACCTGAACCTGACAATGCATTTTTAAAATTCACGTGTCCATTGTTAATGTCTAATGTGCCGCTGACATCAATGGCGCCATTGCCTAACGACCCCGTTTCAGACAACTGAATTGCAGCCCCTGAATGAATCGCAACATTGGCCATTAAATCCGTGTTGGCTGTTGTGATGTTTAAATCACCACCAGAGATGATCAAATCCCCTGCGCCCATTAATGCGCCTGAAGAGGTGGATCCTTTTTCCGTCATGGTCAATGAGCCACCGGCAAGATTCAATGTTCCCGCATTCGTCAAACGGCCAATGCTTTGTTGTTGACCATTTAAATCAACGGTTGTGCCAGCTGCTAAATTTAATTGGGAAGTTTGCCCAAAGGCATTATCACTACCGGCTTTTACTAAGCCAGCTGTTACATTTGTTGCACCCGTATAAGCATTGCGACTATTGTCTACAATCATGCCTTGATCATCACTCGTTAGGGTTAAATTACCTTGCCCCGTGATTTTAGCCGTCATTTTATTGTTGCCACGGCTAATGGTCGTAGAATCGAGCGTTAATGTTTTACCATCGAGAATATCAATCGCAACCAAGCCATACGTCACACCTAAGCCTTTATTTTCTACCAAGTGATAGTTGTATGTCGAATCTGCGATTTTCTCGCTGTTTAGCACAATATCATGATGCACATTATCAAGGAGCTCTTTGCCATGTTGATCCTTAAGGGTTAAATCGTTCACATTCAAGCCACTTGAATCCTTCGCTGTAATAATGTTTGTCACCAAGCCGGTTAATTGATCAAATAAGTTAGGCGACTCATTCACATCAACACGTGGGATATATTCGGTATTGATCGTGACTGTCGTATTGGCGCCCGTTAAACTTAAAGTGCCTGCAGCAATCTTTTCTTTGTCACTATTGAATAACAAATGACCACCACTCAACGTTAAACCACCGATGGTTTGAGTACCTGTACCCACGGTTGTAACATTGCTAGAACCCAAAGATAAATTGGCATTTTGCAATGCTTGGGCATTATCACCCGATAGATTAAATTGCGTATTCTCTAGATTCACAGTCCCTGCAAAGTCACTGCCGACATCTTTACCAAAATCAAAGCTATTACCGGCTGTTTGAACGTTTAATAAGCCTGATCCAACTAAATTATTATTAAAGCTAAAATCACCCGTTGAATTTACCGTGACACTGTCACCAACCGCGGCAATATTAACTTTAGCAGCATCATTTAATTGACCACTTTCAGCTAGTGTTAAATTCGAGTTTTTGGTGATATTAATTGCACCTGTTAAATCTTTCAGGTGAATATTACCTGCATTTAATGACAAATTAGAGCCAGATAAATTTAGGTTTCCTGCGCCACTGACTGAGTTAGCGAGTTCGCCAGTCATCTTATCTACATTAACGGTACCACCTTGCATAAGGCTCACTGAACCTTTACCCAATTGGCTAAAATCTGTGGTTGTTAATTGACTGGTGCCATCGACTGCAAATATTCCATTAAAGTCTTTGTTATCGTTACTAAAATTAACACCAGAACTATTGGCTATATTCACAATTCCAGAACCATGTAAGACATTCTGAACGGCGGAAGTAACGCCTGTTAATTTTAATTTTGAATCTGTGGTTACGAAATTAACTTGTCCTGAACCTAAAGCAGCTTGATTATTTACAGTAAGTGATGCTAAGTCACCAATATTTTGTACACCTGTAAAGCCTGAATTATCGCCAGTCAATGCAATGTCTGCATTCGTATTAACTACACCTGATCCTGATAAGGTATTTCCAAAAGTAGCGTCATCATTTAAATTTAACACACCATCGATAGCAATTTGGCTAGTACCTAAAGTACCAGTCTCTGACAACGAAACTGAAGCACCTGAATGAATGCCTATGCTAGCGGCTAAATCATTGTTTACCGATGTGATATTTAAATCACCCGCTGAAATGGTTAAATTACCTATGCCAGCCAAAGAACCTGAGGACGTTGAAGTAGCACCATTGGCATTAGAAATTGTTAATGTACCACCAGCAAGATTAACTTTACCCTCATTTGCTAGGCTGCCGACGGCTTGAGTTTTACCGTTTAAATCAACGGCTGCGCCAGCTGTTAAATTTAATTGGGAAGTTTGACCAAATGCATGATCACTGCCGGCTTTTACTAAGCCTGCTATTACATTCGTTACACCTGTATACGCATTATGACTGTTGTCAATAATCATGCCTTGATCATCACTCGTTAGGGTTAAATTACCTTGCCCCGTGATTTTAGCTGTCATTTTATTGTTGCCACGGCTAATGGTCGTAGAGTCGAGCGTTAATGTTTTACCATCGAGAATATCAAGCGCCACCAAGCCATACGTCACACCTAAGCCTTTATTTTCTACCAAGTGATAGTTGTATGTCGAATCTGCGATTTTCTCGCCGTTTAGCACAATATCATGATGTACATTATCGAGGATTTCTTTGCCATATTGATCCTTAAGGGTTAAATCGTTCACATTCAAGCCACTTGAATCCTTCGCTGTAATAATGTTTGTCACCAAGCCGGTTAATTGATCAAATAAGTTTGGCGACTCATTCACATCAACACGCGGGATATATTCAGTATTGATCGTGACTGTCGTGTTAGCACCCGTCGAACTTAAAGTGCCTGCAGCAATCTTTTCTTTGTCACTATTGAATAACAAATGACCACCATTCAATGTTAAGCTGCCGATGGTTTGAGTACCTGTACCCACCGTTGTGATATTTCCAGCACCTAAAGATAAATTGGCATTTTGCAATGCTTGGGCATTATCACCTGATAGATTAAATTGCGTACTCTCTAAATTCACAGTGCCTGCAAAGTCACTGCCTACACCTTTGCCAAAGTTAAAGCTATTGCCGGCTGTTTGAACGTTTAATAAGCCTGATCCAACTAAATTTTTATTAAAGCTAAAATCACCCGTTGAATTTACCGTGACACTGTCACCAACTGCGGCAATGTTAACTTTAGCTGCATCATTTAATTGACCATTTTCTACCAATGTTAGATTCGAGCCTGTTGCAATGTTGATGGCACCTGTCAAATCCTTAAGATGAGTATTTCCCGCATTTAAGGATAGATCCGTGCCAGATAAATTTAGGTTTCCTGCGCCACTGATTGAGTTGGCGAGTTCGCCAGTAATCTTATCTAAATTAACGGTACCACCTTGCACAACACTAACTGAGCCTTTGCCCAATTGGCTAAAATCTGTGGTTGTTAAGTGACTCGTGCCATCGACTGCAAATGTCCCTGTAAAGTCTTTATTATCGCTACTAAAGTTAACAGCGGAACCATTGGCTATATTCACAATACCAGCGCCATTTAAAGCATTTTGGACGGCGGAAGCAACGCCATTTAAGTTTAATTTTGAATCAGCCGTTTCAAAATTCACTTGCCCTGAACCTAGTGCTGACTGATTACTAACCGTTAAGGATGCTTTATCACCTATATTTTGCGCACCCGTAAAGCCTGAATTATCACCAGTTAATGCAATGTCTGCATTGGTATTAACTGTGCCTTTACCAATTAAAGTGTTATTAAGCACAGTATCTGTACGTAAATTTAACGCACCATTAATGGCAACTGTGCTCGACCCTAAAGTACCAGCATCGTCCAAAATCACAGAAGCACCAGATTTAATTGCAACTTCTGCTGCTAAATCATTATTTACAGATGTGATGCTTAAATCACCCGCTGAAATGGTTAAATTACCTGCACCGACTAAAGATCCTGAAGATGTTGAAATAGCACCATTGGTATTCGTAATGGTTAATGTACCACCAGCAAGATCAACTTTGCCAACGTTCGTTAGACTACCAATGGTTTGAGTTTTGCCGTTTAAATCAACGGCTGCGCCAGCTGTTAAATTTAATTGGGACGTTTGCCCAAATGCATGATCACTGCCGGCTTTTACTAAGCCAGCTGTTACATTTGTTGCACCCGTATAAGCATTCTTATCATTCGTAAGTGTCAACCCCTGATCATCACTGGTTAAGGTTAAGTTCCCTGTGCCAGTCAAGGTTGCTGTCATGTTTTTATTGGCGGCACTTATTGAATCGAGCGTCAATGTTTGCCCATCCACAATATTCAAGGCGCTCAAGCCATAGTTAATACCCAAACCATCGGTTTTGTTGAGCGCATAATTGTAGGTACCTTCAGCAACTTTTTGGCCATTTTGGTCAACATTTCTGATGGTGCTTTCGCCTACCGCATTGCCATTGAGCCCTTGCAAAGTTAAATCAGAGAGTTTCAGGCCATCATTATTGTTAGCCGTGATTAACTGCTGATGTTGGCCACTGTTTTGGTCAAACAAGTTCGCAGCTGTCCCATCTGTGGGTGCAATGGCATCTAAATCCACCTGAATTATACTTGTGCCATTACTTGCCAAAGTATCTGTGGCAATGGAGCCCTTGCCTTTAAATACTGCTTGACTACCATCCAATGTTAAGTTCCCAATGGTTTGATTCTCTGTATCAACTGTAGTCGTATTGCCTTTGCCAATGACTAATGTTGCATTTTTTAGTGCTGCTGTATTATCGCTAATTAAATGAAAGGTGCTGTTTGCTAAATTCACAGTACCTGCAAAGTCACTGCCAACATCTTTGCCAAAGTTAAAGCTATTGCCGGCTGTTCGGACATCTAATAAGCCTGATCCAACTAAATTATTATTAAAGCTAAAGTCACCATTTGAATTCACGGTAACACTGTCGCCAATTGCGGCAATATTAACTTTTGCAGCATCATTTAACTGTCCACTTTCGGCTAGTGTTAAATTCGAGTTTTTGGTGATATTAATTGTACTTGTTAAATCTGTAAGGTGAGTATTACCTGCATTTAATGACAAGTTAGAGCCTGATAAATTTACATGACCTGCACCACTGATTGCATTGGTGAGCTCCCCAGTCATCTTATCTAAATTAATGTGACCACCTTGCACAACACTAACTGAACCTTTACCCAATTGGCTAAATGCTGTGGCTGTTAAAGCGCTTGTGCCATCGACTGCAAATATCCCCTCAAAGTCTTTGTTATCGTTACTAAAGTTAACAGCGGAACCATTGGCTATATTCACAATACCAGTGCCATTTAAAGCATTTTGGACGGCGGAAGCAACGCCATTTAAGTTCAACGTGGATGTTTCTGAACCAAAATTCACTTGCCCAGAACCTAATGCAGATTGATTACTAACGGTTAAAGAAGCTTGATTCCCAATATTCTGCGCCCCACTAAAGCTTAAGTTATCTCCGCTTAATATCACATTTGCTTGGGTATTGACTGCGCCTGTTCCTTTCAATTGATTCGCTAGAGTTGAATTTTCATTTAAATTCAATGCGCCATCCACAGCCACTTTGCTAGTACCTAAAGTGCCGACATCTGATAACGAAACTGAAGCACCAGAATGAATATCTATACTGGCGGCTAACTCATTGTTTGTATAGGTAATTTTTAACTCACCAGAAGTAATGGTTAAATCACCGGCACCCAGCAACTCGCCTGATGACGTTGATGCAGCACCACCCGCATTCGTGATGGTTAATGCGCCTGCTGCAAGATCAAATTTACCCTCATTCTTTAGGCTGCCAACGGTTTGAGTTTTTCCATTTAAATCAACGGCTGCGCCAGCTGCTAACTTTAACTGGGAAGTTTGGCCAAAGGCATTGTCACTACCTGCTTTCACCAAACCTGCCGTAATAGTCGTCGCACCCGTATAAGTATTCTTATCATTCGTAAGTGTCAACCCCTGATCATCACTGGTTAAGGTTAAGTTCCCTGTGCCAGTCAAGGTTGCTGTCATATTTTTATTGGCAGCACTTGTTGAATCTAAAATAAGCGTTTGCCCATCTACAATATTTAAGGCACTCAAGCCATAACTAATGCCTAAACCATTGGTTTTATTCAGCGCATAATTGTAGGTACCTTCAGCAACTTTTTGATCATTTTGATCAATATTTCTGATGGTGCTTTCGCCTACCACATTGCCATTGAGCCCTTGTAGCCTTAAATCAGAGAGTTTCAGGCCATCATTATTGTTAGCAATGATTAACTGATGATTCTGGCCATGATTTTGATCAAACAAGTTCGCAGTTGCCCCATATGTTGGCGCAATCGCATCTAAATCCACCTGAATTATACTTGTGCCATTACTTGCCAAAGTATCTGTGATAATGGAACCCTTGTCCCTAAATACAGTTTGCCCACCTTGTAACATCAAACTGCCAATGGTTTGATTCTCTGTATCAACTGTAGTTGTATTGCCCTTGCCAATGACTAATGTTGCATTTTTTAATGCTGCTGTATTATTACCAGTTAAATGAAAAGTGCTATTTGCTAAATTCACAGTGCCTGCAAAGTCACTGCCGACATCTTTGCCAAAGTTAAAGCTATTGCCGGCTGTTCGGACATCTAATAAGCCTGATCCAACTAAATTATTCTTAAAGCTAAAATCACCCGTTGAGTTCACCGTGATGCTGTCACCAACTGTGGCTATGTTAACTTTAGCTGCATCATTTAATTGCCCATTTTCAGCTAATGTTAAATTAGATCCAGTGGTTAGATTTATTGTATCTGTCAAATCTTTAAGGTTAGTATTGCCTGTATTCAATGACAAATCTGTACCAGATAAATTTAGGTTTCCATCACCGTTCATTGAATTCGTTAATTCACTGGTAATATTATCTAAATTAACGGCACCACCTTGCACAATACTGATTGAGCCTTTACCCAACTGGCTAAATGCTGTGGCTGTTAAAGCGCTTGTGCCATCGACTGCAAATATTCCCGCAAAGTCTTTGTTGTCGTTACTAAAGTTAACAGCGGAACCATTGGCTATATTCACAATACCAGCGCCATGTAACACATTCTGAACGGCTGAAGTAACGCCTGTTAATTTTAATTTTGAATCTGTGGTTACGAAATTAACTTGTCCTGAACCTAAAGCAGCTTGATTATTTACAGTAAGTGATGCTAAGTCACCAATATTTTGTACACCTGTAAAGCCTGAATTATCGCCAGTCAATGCAATGTCTGCATTGGTATTAACTGCGCCTTTACCAATTAAAGTGTTATTAAGCACAGTATCTGCACGTAAATTTAACGCACCATCAATGGCAACTGTACTAGAACCTAAAGTGCCAGTCTCTGATAACGAAATTGAAGCACCAGAATGAATGCCTATTCTCGCAGCTAAATTATTGTTTACAGATGTGATGCTTAAATCACCCGCAGAAATAATTAAACCACCGGTACCCAGCAACTCACCTGATGACATTGAAGCACCACCCGCATTCATGATGGTTAATGATCCTGCTGCAAGATCAAATTTACCCTCATTCTTTAGGCTGCCAACGGTTTGAGTTTTGCCGTTTAAATCTACAGTTGTGCCAGTCGCTAAATTTAACTGGGAAGTTTGCCCAAAAGCATTGTCACTACCCGCCGTCACTAAGCCAGCTGTTACATTTGTTGCACCCGTATAAGCATTCTTTTCATTGGTTAAAGTTAGCCCCTTATCATCACTGATTAATGCCAAGTTCCCTGTGCCAGTCAAGGTTGCTGTCATGTTTTTATTGGCAGCACTTGTTGAATCTAAAGTAAGCGTTTGACCAGCCACAATATTCAAGGCGCTCAAGCCATAGTTAATACCCAAACCATCGGTTTTATTGAGCGCATAATTGTAGGTACCTTCAGCAACTTTTTGGCCATTTTGATCAATATTTCTGATGGTGCTTTCGCCTACTGCACTGCCATTGAGCCCTTGTAGCGTTAAATCAGAAATTTGTAAATCATCAGTATTCTTAGCCGTGATTAATTGCTGAGTTTGACCACTGTTTTGGTCAAACAAATTCGCAGCTGTCCCATCTGTTGGCGCAATGGCATCTAAATCAACTTGGATGATACTTTTGCCATTACTTGCCAAAGTATTTGTAATAATTGAACTCTTGCCTTTAAATACAGTCTTTCCTCCTTGTAACGTCAAATTACCAATAGCTTGGTTAGCTGTATCGACTGTCGTTGTATTACCTGTGCCAACCACCAATGTTGCATTTTTTAATGCTGCTGTATTATTACCGCTTAGGCTAAATGTGCTATTTGCTACATTCACAATCCCTGCAAAGTCACTGCCCACATTTTTACCAAAGTTAAAGCTGTTACCGGCTGTTTGAACGTCTAATGAGCCTGATCCCACTAAATTATTATTAAAGCTAAAATCACCCGTTGAGTTCACCGTGACACTGTCACCAACTGCGGCAATGTTAACTTTAGCTGCATCATTTAATTGACCATTTTCTACCAATGTTAGATTCGAGCCTGTTGCAATGTTGATGGCACCTGTCAAATCTTTCAGGTGAATATTACCTGCATTTAATGACAAATTAGAGCCAGATAAATTCAGGTTTCCATCACCGCTGATTATATTCGTAAGTTCGCCAGTGATCTTATTGAGATTCACAATACCTGATTCAGCAACTGCCACACTTCCTGAGCCCAATTGGCTAAAATCTGTGGTTGTTAATTGACTCGTGCCATCAATAGCAAATGTCCCTGTGAACCCTGTATTGTCCGCAGTCAAACTCACATCAGAATGGTCAGACACATTGATTGAGCCTGCGCCGCTCATGGTATTGCTTAAAGCTGTATCCATCGCCTGGAGCTTTAAAGCACCGGCAATCGCAATGTGACCGCTGCCCACTGTCGCATTTTTAATGAGCGTTAATGCCGAACCAGATGCAATCGAGACATTCGCACTTAAATTGGCATTCTCAGCTGAAACAGATAAATCGCCCCCGGCAATATTTAACTGACCGGCACCACGCAAACCATCCTTAACACTTGATGTTCCGTTGCCTGTGAGCGTTAAACTCCCACCTGCAATGTCTAAACTGCCCGCATTCGTTAAGTCACCAATGGTTTGTTTGTGACCACTTAAATCAACAGTTGTGCCAGTTGCTAAATTTAAATGAGCGGTTTGACCCAAAGCATGATCACTACCCAGCGTCACCATGCCTGCAGTGACATTCGTGGCACCTTGATAATCATTGAGTGCATTATCAATCGTCAATCCTGCGGCAGTACTCGTTAAATCAATGCCGCCAAGCCCAGTTAACTGCGCATTCATCACTCGACTGGTTGAAGTCGTTGAGTTTAATTCTAAGATTTCATCCTCATGGATATCGATTTTGCTCAAGCCATAATTCAAAGCTAAACCATGATGCTCTTTTAATGTGTAGTGATAAGTGCCCTCAGCAACTGCATGACCATTTTGCTTAATTTCAAGTTCCGTACCCGCGCCAAGCACTTGTCCCGCAAAATCTTGTAATGATAAATGATCAAGATTAATCGCACTGGTGTTAGCCGTAATCAACTGCTTACCCACACCTGAGTTTTGATCAATGACGTTCACAGATTCTGTATCTGTCACATCCACTTGAATCACACTATTCTTTGTAGTATTTGACAAATGATCAGTGACAATGCTGCCTGCATCCTTGAATACCAGCGTTGCGCCATCTAATTCTAAATTTTTAACTGCCTGATTTTGCTCTTCAACTGTCGTGGTGTTGCCAGAACTTAAAGATAACGTACTGTTGGCTAAAGTATCGGTATTTGTTCCACTTAAATTAAACGTATTATTCTGTAAACGCACGTTGCCTGTGAAATCTGAGCCGACATTTGCATCAAAATTAAATGCAGATTGATCACCCGTTAAATTGAGTTGTCCTGCACCCGTCAAATGTGTTTGCAAAGAATTCGCTGTGTGATTCAACGTACCGGCGACCTCAGTGGTGCCAGAACCGAATTGATTGAGATGATTGGTATTTAAAGTGCCACCTGCTGCCACAGTTAAATTGCCTGTGAGCTCAGTATTGATACCTGTGAGCGTGACTGTCGCACCTTTATCAATTGTAACCGTGCCATCCCCAACCACAGAGGCTGAAAAATCACCCGCATATTGATCGCCTAAAGTGAGTGCGCTTAACTGATCAATATGAACAGTGCCCGTTGCAATATTGTTTGATGCGACTAAAGTGAGCGCTGTTTTGTCTAAATGGATATTTGCAAAATTTTCAAATTTTGTATCGGCTTGGGCTTTAAAAATGGAATCTTTCACATTGAGTGTATTTGTGCCTGCCCCGGCATCTAATTGATTAATAATCACAGCATGATGATTTGAATCAATGTTGCTTAATTCAAAGAGATCATCACCGCTGCCAGTCATCACGCCATGGATCTGGCTTGGATTATTGATATAAACTTTATTTTGACCCTCACCTAAATTCGCCACACCCAATAGTGATGCGCCACTTTCAATCGTTAAGGTATCATCCCCTCCATGAGTGATGAGGTGATCAATCGTCCCTGTATTGGTGATGGTATTGTTCACATCACCATTGTCAAAACGTATGTATCCTGTGATCACGCCTTGATTGACGAGTTCTCTTTCAACCGTGCCCAATATTTTAAGAGCAGTCGCCCCAGTGGCATTAATGTTGACGCCATCCTCAACCTTAATGACATCTGCAACGGTGCCCCCCGTGATTTCTACGCCGACACCTGTGCCCGTTGTGCCCACAACACCTGTATGATCCGTCACATTAATGTTCAAATGTGCACCCGCTAATTGTGAAAGATCCTGAGCTAAACGCAATGCTGTGCCTTTACCTTTCACAGTCAGCTGATTAGTTCCGCCCGCATCGCCTTTTGCAAAGATCTTATTGTTGAGGTCACTAAAACCGATGCCATCTTCAATATTGATGTGTGTATCTTTAAACGTAATGTGCGAGTTGACATTATTATGTTTGATTGCCGTGCTCGTTGTGCCATTTGCATTGATGGTTGTACCGGTGATTGTATGAGCATTGGCCGTATTGCCATTGAATTCTATACCCGTTGCGCCCTCTGAGACATTAATTTCTCCGCCCACTAAAGCTAGATTGAGATCGCCATTTTCCGGTGCATGACCGACTTTAATACCTGCACCACTTAAGGCTGCAATGCTGCCCGATGTGCCATCAAGCTTCATTGTTTTATTGGCCGTGGACAATAGCTGAATGCCTGCTGTTTGACTTGTAATGTTCCCTTGGTTGGCGAGTACAACCTCACCATCTGTCCCATTATTGTGTTCAATGTGCATGCCGATATCCGCATCAATTTTCCCAGCATTTCGAACGTAAATGCCGCCAGAACCGGTTGTCTTACTTGCACTAATGCCTGTGCCCGTCACCCTTAAATCTGTTTCATCACCTAAGTTAAAGACGACATGATCTGTGCCTGTTGCATTATGGTTAATGCCTGTCGTATTGGTGGTGGCATTATCAATACCATTTGCATAGGCAGCACCTGTATGTGTTTTATTCAGAATAATGCTTGCCCCAGTGCCAAAACCCTTAGCATCATAGGTACCGATGCGAAAACCGCGGTTTGTATTGGTGCCCAATAAAATATTTTGAGCCGCAATCAATTCAAACTTAGCCCCATCCTCAAAAGTATAAGCAAAAGCACGATTGTTGATATTCGTGATGTTGGCACTTGTGCCTGTGCGATCAATCTTAACATCCGCACCTTTTTTAAAATCCATCGTGGCGGTATTAATCACCGCGCCATTATTTTGAAACGAAATCGATGAATTTGAATGAACCACATGATATTGACCAGTAAAAATCATTTTATTGATCTCGCCAATTTCTTGACGTGTCACTGGGGCAACAACGCCCATATTCCCCATCGTTGCAATGGCATTTGAATTACCACCACCGCCACGCATGAATGTATGCTGGGATGCAGAAAAATTTTTAATATTGTCATACACAACATTGATGTCAGGATCTGTGCTTTCTACCCTCACCATACTGTAATAGTTCTCAGTATCAATGGACATGTTTTGTAACGTGATGGTGCCACCACCCTTATTAATTCTTAAACCATTGCTACTGCCACTGGTGACTTTCAATTCATACTGATGATTACCATCAATGACGATATTATTTTTTTGAGAAAAGTTAACTATAATATCTCGCGTCAGCGTAATGTTACTGCCTAAAGTAATGTGATCATAAGCGCCCCCTTCAACAGCAGTGCGAAATTCCGCGGCTGTATTGACTGTGATCGACTGCGCGCTAGCACCTGAAAGGGCACTCAATAACGCCACGCATATAAAACCTTTCTTAAAAAAATTGAATGGGTTGTCATCGACACGCGCCACAGATGTCGATGCATTTTGCATCCCTTTTGCCAATTCACTGGCCACAACCCATTGATTAATTTTTTTATTCCAAACAATTTTATATACTTTATTCATAGTCAGCCCTTAATAATCTTGCAATGTTTTCAGGTATTTACAAAACTTATGTACAGCCCAATCAACTCTTTGTAAATCAATATTTTATATTAACATATATCTCATGAGTTAATTTTATAATCAAGTTTTTAAAAATCAATAAGTAAAAGATAATAATTTGATTTAGATAATTAAATTATAATTTAATGGATAATTGGAGATTTAGGCGCTAAAAAATACGCTCAGCAATCAAAATAATGCATTTGCAGGGATGGAATGCATCGAATTTTTCTGCTTTTGAGTTGATTGTTTTAGGGAACAAAGTGCAATGACTGCAGCTAAAAAATGCAGCGCCAACATTTCTCACTTTTCATACGCCACCACTTAATTTAATTCTTATGATGATCAAAATCGCACTTAAGGTTGATTATACAGATAGCGGGTAACCTAGAGGGTAAAAAAATGACGGAAAACAAAAAAGCCCTTGATTTACAAGGGCTTTTTCAGTCTAACTGGCGGAGAAGGAGGCAGTAGAATTTCGATTTACTACACACTTAGAACCTTTTTAAGCCATTGATCTAATGATAAATTACACACACCAAACTTTTAGGAACATATCCTACCTTTCCTAAAGCGATAACATTAATGAGTACGGTAATGAGTATTCATAATTGTTAAAATTTTAATGAGTATTTATTCAATGAGGTCAATCATATCATGAGTACACCTATTCTACGAGTATCAAAGGTCAAACCTTTAACTGATCGCGAAATTAAATTAGCTAAACCAACATCAAAAATGTATAGACTATCTGATGGAGCTGGATTAGCCATTAAAGTTTTACCTAGTGGTTCGAAAAGCTGGGAATATCGATATATAAACCCTGAAACTTTGAAATATGATTCTATGATCATTGGATCATATCCTGAATTTTCATTAGCACAAGCTAGAGAAATGCATCAAGATTATAGATCTCAAGTTGCTAGTGGGATCAATCCCAAAAAAAAGCATACTGATTTTAATTTTTCATCAATATTCGAAATATGGTGGCATCGTTGGCAAGAGACAAGATCAGAAAAATATGCCCTACAAGTTAAAAGAGCAATTGAACATAATTGCATGAAAGTTCTTGGAAACATGGACATTAGAGATATTAAGCCCGTCCATATAGCCATGTCATTACAACCCTTTGAAGATCGAGGTGTACTTGAATACTTACATCGTACACGCTCTGCCCTAAATCAGATGTTTCAATTTTGTACATCCAGAGGTTTATGCGAAATTAATCCTGTAATGATGGTAACTCGTGAAGCATTTAAACGCCCCCAATCAACAAAACATAGATCTCTTGATATCAGAGAGCTATATCAAATTGTTGACTTCATTGGGTATTCCAATACATTAATATCAACCAAATACTGTATTGAGTTCATTTTACGTAATATTTCACGTGTACAAGAAGCAGCACAAGCAAAATGGGAAGAAATTGATACAGAAAAGTGGATTTGGACTATTCCTGCAAAAAGAATGAAGATGCGCAGAGAACATGTTATTCCATTGTCTAGACAATCCATTGAAATACTTAAAAAACTTAAAGAGATATATCCTGACTCAAAGTATATCTTTGCCAGTGATGGACGAAATGGTCACATCAATAAAGAAACTCCTCGAATTGCTTTAAATCGAGCAGGTATTGATACAACCATTCATGGTTTTAGACATTTAGCATCTACTATCTTAAACGAAACATTATTGTTTAAACCTGATGTGATCGAAGTAGCTTTAGCACATGTTGGCAAAGATCAGATACGAGCCACTTACAATAATGCTCAATATACAGAGAAACGTAGAGAAATGATGCAATGGTGGTCTGATTTCATAGATATGTGTGATACTGAACGCAATAACCTCAAGGCATTGAAAAAATTTAATATCATCTAAAGAAAGTTTGAGTAAGAATTTTCTATTACAAAATTTTACCACCGAATGGTTTCGTATAGATTCTAAACAATAAAAAAGACATGATCTTTACCTTTTATTCTCCTATTATGAATTCCCCCTTTAATCTTATCGATTTAGGGGAAAATTCTATTATCTATAATTGCTAAGTAGAAGCTTTATATTTTCTTAGTAATGCAATATCTTTGCCATGATCACGTCTTTTAAAACCATCTAAAATTTGTTTTTCACTTTCAGGTGACCAATAAATTTTCAACTTACTTTTAGCACGAGTAATAGCTGTATAAAAGATATTATGAGTAATAGCCTCATCTACTTCATTATTAATGACAACTTTTACAGACTCATATTCTAGCCCTTGAGCCTTATGAATAGAAATAGCATATGCTATCTGAAAAGGCATTGTTTTCTTATTGTACAAATCATCTTCATCTGTATTAATAATTGATTCTATAGAAAACTTAATTATCGCATTACCATTAGGAGAAACCGATACAAATTCTAACTGCGTATACCAAAAATCTGATTCGTCTAAAACAGCATCTATCTCAATAGTAAAATAAATGTACCCACCTTCTTCTATAAAATCTTTTATAACACCTTTCATATTGTTGTATAAAATATTTGATTCATCAATTGAGTCATTAAATAAAATCGGATCTCCAACCTTATAAGTATTAATTCCCCATGAAATACTTTTTTCAACATTAGCTTCCTGCAATAAACGATTTATATTATTAATGCCGTAAAGGCCATCATAATTTAAACACAAAATAATTTCATCTTCTTCTGATTTATCAAAAATACTATCGTCAAGTTTTTGTGAATATGGTGTTATTTCTCTTACTAATAAAGATTCTAAAATAGAATTATCTATTTTTCTAACGTTATCCCATAAATTTAATAAATTTTTATTAGTACTTCTATAAGTATTCTTTAACTCATGTACAGCACTAGTAGGTACAAAATCTTTGACTATATCAAACCAATTACCAAACCTAATAGCTTCTATTTGATAATTATCGCCTACTAAGATTAACAAGCGAAAGTCTGCCTTTTGTAAAATACTTTTCATATCACGATTACTGATAGTACTTGCTTCATCGATAAACAATATATCAGTTGCTATTGGTGAGTTTAAGAATTTTGTAATTGTTTGATAACTACATTTTTCAACCTTCACTCTTCGTTCTAAATTACTTTTAGCTGTATTTGTATTTGTTAAAAACAATTTATTTTTTTCACTAAAATACTCTGCAATATGGCTAATTAAAGTAGATTTGCCTGTACCAGCAGCTCCATAAATGATAGCTATATGGGAATTTATGAATAATTCTTTCAAAATCTCTTTTTTTTCCAAACAATCTATACTTCTACTCGTACTACTCAACCAATTCGTCATAGATTGTGAATAGTTTGATAAACCTATTTGAGTTAATTTAGCAAGAGAATCTAAAATTTCCACACAATCATCTACATAACTCTCAATATAAATATGCTCATAAAACTCTCTTAAACGTCTTTTTCTTTGGTTTTCTGTTCCTAAATATAAACAACTATTAAATCGTGATATCAAACTATCTATATTATCTGCGTAAGTAATATCTGACTTTTTAGTAAAAAGTATTCGTTCAATTTCATTATTTTGACTAATTTGTCTAGCAAATAGTTCATGATCACGACCTTGGATATCAAAACATGCTAATAAATCAAATAATCTCGGATTATGCCCTATGGGAGAAGTGGCAAAGGGCATTGTATCAAAAGGAATACATCCAAATTGTAAAAATAAGCCTGACAATAAAGAACAACTATTATTAGCGTATTGCTTCTTTATAACAGAATTATTCATGCGGTACAGTAAATATTGAATTATATTTTGCCCTTTAGATTGTCCTTTAACTAATTTTCGACATAGATCTAAAATATAAAAAAATTGTGTAGATACCTTATCCTTCACTACATTATTTCTAATATACATATAATAGTCATTATTAGAATTTATCAATTCCACAAGATCAATATTCTCATTCTTTAACCAGACCATCAGTGCCCTATCCTCAATATGGGTTCCTGTAATGTTCTTATTAAATATTTTAGAAAAATTTGCTATTTCACAAGGACGTATAGATATTTCCCAATCATTAATAATCCAAATTTCCATGGACCGATTAAGAACATCTATCTTTTTCTTATATAAGGATAACCTTACTGAATAATTACTCATTATATCTATATTAGTAAAAGCAATAACTCTTTCAAACTTACTAGTATTATTGGTTGCAATAACAAAAGATATTTCATAATAAATTTTTTGATTTACAAAGAAAGGTTTGATTTTATGTATGTAATAGCGATCTCCAAATTGAGTTTCAGAGGCATGCTTGTCTATTTCATATGCAATTTTCTCATAGTATTCAGATAGCTGAGGATCTAAATTCAAAGGAAATTCTGATATATTTTCTAATATTACTAAATTAAATTCTTTATACATAAAATCCTTTAATTTCAATAAATACTCATAATACTTCAGCATAAGCCGCTCAGATGATCCCTCACAAACAATATAATGAGAAACTGACTTTTGTAATAAATCATAAAATTTTCTTAAATTTTTATATTCCCCATTTGATCTAAGGTGTTTAATTCCTACTTTTATATCTTCATAATTTCTTGAAGAATGCACCCCCCCTTTTTTCACTAAAATTGCTACAGAAATCACTTCTACTAGAGTTCTAAGTTGCGGTAAAATATTTTGGGAACCAAAACCTCTGCCATTAACTTCAATTGATTTAATATTTTTACAAATATTTTCATTTAAGACTAAAATCTCTTGTAAATCCATCGACATCTCCCTTCAATTATTTCTATTCTCTTGATATATAAGATTTTTGTCGTGGTGTAAAATCGTTTATTAACTTCAATATATTGAATAAAATAAGTTTATTCTCACCAAAATATCATATTTTAAATATCAACATAGATAGCCATGCTGCCATCTGATGATATATTAGTCAAAGTTCTAGTTATCTTCACTCATTAAATAGGATTTTTTTTGGGGGTATCTTTAATAACTTTATATTTTTGTTGCTGACAACGTATATCGATCCATCTTTGATTTTTTTGAATATCAATAGGCTCACCATTAATCCATTCACCGCTAGATTGATCAAATCGCTTTTTAAAGCATTTAATAGTGATGTTCTTTTCCCCATCTTCATGCCATTCAATCAAAAAATATGGAAAACCATTACGATCTTTAGGGACTTCTATATACCACCCTTCTTTGGCCAATCCCAAAGTATTACTAATTTTATAAACCCCTACCCCTAATTTTTCAAAAATAGGTTCTTCTAAAAACCCTCCATTGTGTTCAATATGAGTATCAAATAGCCTAATGATTGGAGATGCTACTTTAAGATTCCCATTGCTATCCTTAGTCGTATTTAAAGTGTGATAAAGGAAGAGACGTTTAATCTGACTATTATCATGATTGATCACAGCGGCTTCACTACCAGCACCAATAAATTGTGTGGATAACTTACCTTTTTCTGAAACACAATTGATTCCTCGCCCATGCTGCCACAGATATTTGGTACTTGATCCATCCCCTTGGATAAAACATGACACAGGTATGGTTTTATTAGATAACATGACAATACGTCCATTATTATCCCCTAAACCATAAGCCCCACGTTTCAAATAATCTTTTGTTTGGCTCTTCAATTGTTCCGCGATTCTTGTTGCTTCTGCTGCCGCATCTGCCGCTATTTTAGATAGTTCCTGAAGCCTTACTAATAGTGGATTTTGGTCTAAATTTTGCGATATAGCATTATCAACCCACTTTTCAAATGCATCAGTAGGACTATCTTGCTTCAGCTCAAATAGTCGTCCGCCCAATAATGGAAAGATATTTCCGTCAGCGCCAGTACTGATACTAACCTGATAAGATCCAACGGGTAACTTAAAAGAGTATTTACCTTGAGCATTAGTTTTAGTCGTAACTTTTCTGACACCATCTTGCGAAAAATAAAGATGCGTATTCATTAAGGGCTCAACAATTTGTGAGCCCTTTTGATTATTTTTAGTAATTTTAAGAAAACCTGTTTGCATACTTCATGCCTCATAAATCACTAATATCTAAGATAAACCATAAAACATCATAATTAGAGCGCCAATAGTTGTCTGATTCACTCCGAGGAGGTGGTTGAATGAATGCATTTTGCTTAACTGAAACATGAGTGCCAGCGCATTCAATTAATGATGCTTTACTGTAATCTAAAACCCCTGACCGATGTCGGTGGGACAAATCATTGCCAACCTGAACAAATCCCAGCTTAGTGACTTTATCAATCGAGCGATACCACATTGGTTTTGGGTTAAATTTACTTATATAGCCTATAACCTTGGCCGTTTTTAACGATGAGTTATAAACTAACTTTTGTTGTGCATTACGAATATTAATGCCATATTCTTCGTTATTCGCCCATCCTTCATATGGCTTAAATAAATGTACTTTTGCTGGTTTAGACTGATCAAGCGTAGCAACACGCAATAAGCTATTACTAGCATCTCTATGATTCCATGAAATAATGCTACCTTCTTCTATGGCAATGGCTGCATTTTTCAATATATCTTTTGGAATCGTGAATTCTGTCACTGCTGATTTGTAATCATTACCTGTACCATAAATTGACCATGTGTATTTTAAGGGTACTTTGTAATATTCAAAAACCACACCACCATCGTTTAATGTTCTTAATCCATTTTCTCTGCTAAATTGAATGCCGTACATTAGAATTTCCCCTTCATTACCGTTAAATGATCCGAAACAGCAGTGATTGTCACAACAGTACCATTAACTGATACGCGTTCTTTCCAAAAATCCCACGCATCAACTTCTCGAAACGAGGTGAAAATAAATTCACCTTTTTCGATACTGATATCTACACTAATGCTCTGGCCTTTTTTAAGTTCAATCGCTTTATCAAAGGCAACAACATCACCAATCTGATTAATCACCTTCCCATTTTTATCTTTCACTTGAATATCAAACATATTGATCCACCACTGCTTTATTTTTTTTAAAATCTTTTTCATTACTTTAATTTCCCTATTCTAATTCTCTCGATACCATTGTTGTCATACACAAGAATGCGCTCACTCGTGATTCTCAAGCCAACATTTTTAGTAGGGTCACTTCTGATTGTTACATCTCCATTGCTAGAGACTATAAATTTTCGATTAATGTTTAATGTTCCTCCCTCTATCACAGGTGCTTTCAGTTTTGCGCCTGCAACCAATGATTCCCCTTTAATGGTTCCACTCGCAATCAAATCACCATCTAAAGCCAACTTGTTTTGCCATAAAACAAATGGCATTTTGGTCGATCCATCTTTTTGATTTACAATCGCAAATTTATTGGCTTGTATAATGAATTCCGAAGTTTTCCCATCATTCAAACTCGTAAAGCCAGAAATAACTTTCTTACCACCACTCATAGCAGTTGTCGTCAATGTATATTGCGACTTAACCTTTCCATCCACGCCTGCTATTGTCTGTTTAACAGTATTGATGGATGCATTGAGATTCTTATTAACCTCAGTTTTTAACGTGCTGATTGACTTTGCCTGCGCATTGAGCTTAGTTGTAGTTGTCTGTTTAACTTCATTAATTGAAGCCTTAATACTGTTATTCACCTCCGATTTTAAGCCCTCTATCACACGTGATTGTGCGGATAATTGATCGGTTGTGGTCTTTTTAAAAGTATTAATTTCTGCCTGATTAGCCTCAACGATAGAACGATTAATAGCAGTTTCCGCAAGAATGGCCTGACTCTCTGTCGCTTTAGAAAACTCTAACAACTTAGCTTCAGCCAATGCTTGATCAGCCTTTTTCTGAATTGCTTTAATCACAGTTGATTGATCAATCAATGTTTGCATGTCTTGACGTGCTTCTTTTAAAGTATCCTCAATGATATGTGTTGCAACATCATCAGATAACTCTTTGATAGTAATTTTCCCACGAATCATTTCAATAATGCTTGTTGAATCATTAGATGATTCAGCATAGAACGCACGCGTAAATTCACCTTGATTACCATCTAAATCAACTAAGCGAAACCAGAAATAACGGCCATCTTTAATCCCTAGATTACTAACTGTATAAGTATTCTGTGGATATGGCATTTTGGCCGCTAAAGTTGCTTTACTTCTATCTTCACTTTGTGACCACCATATTTCTGTATAGGCTTCTGTTGTTAAAAGCGATGGTACTTCCCAATATAGATTTAAGCCAAAAACGATGGGCAAATATCTTAAACCTGTTATTTCATAAGTGGTGCTAAATGAAATATGAAGCTCTTCACTATGCTGCCCCATTTCATTAATGGCACGTATTCTTGCCGTGTAATTACCTTGCGGCAATCCGACTAACTTAAGAGACGTTTCTTTAGTTTCTAATCGCTGAATTAATTCAACACCTTTATAAATATGCACAATGTACTTATTTACAGAGCCTGTTGTTTCTAAACTATCCCATCTTAGAATCAGCGCTCTGCCATTGGTATTCACAACACCATTACTCAACTGTGGCAAGGCATTTAATACTGAATATTTACCCTCGATATAAGCGGCACCTTTATCAACAATCGCCTCTTTGTGTGGATTATGCTTAATTGCTGTGATCGTGTATTTATTCACATCACTATCTTCTTCGATATGAATACAGCGAAATAAGCGTGGCTCTACATTATCTAAGGTTGCAACAAACTGTACATAATCAACAGAATTGACCGCACCATCTAGTTGATAGGTTTTAGCATCAATCACTTTCATGACTTTAAAGGTTTTAACAGCGCCCTCAACATTAATCATGAACTCTTTAACATTCTTTAATTCACGATCTACAGTGATTGTATTGCCATTCACCGACTCAATACGACCACCAATTTGCGCCCCTGCATAATCATTGTCTGCGATTTTAATAATGTCATGTTGCTCATGGCGAATGCCAGCAGCACCCACAATGAATGTGACCGTTTCATTTTCAGTTAATGCCGTCACCAAATTCCATTTCGCACAACGCAATGCATATGATCTTTTTGTACAGCCAAACGCCGTAATTGATGTAGATTTCAACCCATATTTTGCAATGTTCGCTTCATCTGATACTTCATCGATTTTTGTACGATAACCATCATGTTTATCAATGTATTCAACCTTCACCTGATTAAATAATTCAGTAGATGGTACATATGAATAATTGAATTCACCATTCTCTACAGATGAATTATTGTAAACAGCCACGGGATCACTTTTCTGATCAAACTGTACTGTAAAATGATTATTGGCATTTGAGTACGTGCCACGGAAAATAGAGCAAATATTATCTAAGACGGTCGAGGCATCACTGCCAAAGAGCACCATATTGCACACAAATCGAGGTTCTTTACCGCCATTCCCATCATCAACAAGCACGTCACAATATTTCGACAATTCGTATAAACGATCAATATCAATTCGGTAATCTTTAAACTTATCCCCAAAGCACTCGTGATTGGTGAGAATATCATACAAAATCCATGCGGGATTATTCGTGTATGCTGGTTTAAATAAACGATCCCAAAGCCCTGAATACGTTCGATTAATCGGATCATAATTAGATGGTACCTGCACAATGCAACCTTTGACCCCATAGTTACGTGTCGGATTACTACTGCCAAACTGCTGAGAATCAATTTGTAGCATTGCCACGGCGGATCCAGGCATTCTTAACTTACTATCTATGGATTCAACATAGCTGAAAAAATACGTTTTATTTCTCAACATATCATCATTGGAATCCGCAGTTAAACGAATGCATTTAATGTCAAAAGGCGCCGCGGGCAAATCTGAAAACACATAATCAACTCTAAACGGTTGATTGCCTTTTTCGTTTAAATGCATGTGTTGTGAGGCATGTACTTGGCCATTTTTAACAATCTGAATACTCATATCAACTGATGTGGCCAACTGATCCCCTTCACGTGTTGAACGCATTAATGAGTCAACACCAACTGTCACACGTACACTTGTGATTTGCTGATTCGTAATGGTACGGGTAATGGGGTTCTTCTTTTCAACTTCCACACCTACACTGACAGAATTATCAACAGAGGCTGCGCTTGGCAAATAATCTTGCTCTAGTGTGCCTTTATTAAATTCAAACTGAACACCCGCGTGATTCATTGAACCATCAGAATTTTGTACTGGCGTATCATTCAAATAAACAGATTTAAGCGGATAATCATTGCCATGAATAAAACCTGAAATCTCACCACTACTGATTAAATCAATAATCTTTAATTTCTGAGCTGAATTTAATGTATTTTTATCAATGCGTGGCGATCTTGAGCCACCACCGGATTTACCACCCATATTAACTCCACTTTACTTGAATATTTACCGCTGCATTGCGCACTGAGTCACAATTTCGATCAATGTTATACGTCATGCCTTTAGGGTCTTTTGACGCAATTAATGCAATATTTTTTCTGGTGTAATTAGCTGATTGCACACTATTAATATCAACACCTGATGAGATCCTACGGCTGGATAAACCTTGCGAAATTGTATAGCCTGCAACAAGCATCTCACCATACACACGCAGCACCTGTTTACCTTGCCCAACCATATTAGATAAGTTGCTAAATGATGATGACTTAGAGTCTTCTACACCTTGGTGATTTTGATTAAACTTTGGCTGCTTAGTGAGTAAAGCGGCTGCACCCGATAACATTAAGCCAATACCTATTTGCAACAGCACTGCACCCACTGCCGCTGATACCAGAGTTGTTGTACTCAACGCAGCTAATGCAGCGCCTGCCACCAAGGCAAAGGGACCGGCACCGTGAATGATAGGAATAACACGCACAACCAAGTCTTTATCTGCATTAATTCCATCCATATACTCATTTTGGCCAACATCTCGCCGCCCTACTTTTAAGTTATATTTTTTATATTTCATATGCTTTTTCAGACCATTGATCTGAATGCAAAGAGAGCGCATGCATTCATTCACAGTACTACCATATAAAGTGTATTCTTTGCCAAATTTACGCAATGCACCATAAAATTTAAATGTGACTTTCCTCATCACTTGCCTCCAAATCATAATCAATTGCTTCAATCATTCTGGGTTGCCACTTTTTATGGCGCCAAATTGAATGCGTACGTTTTTGCATAACTGAACCATATGCAACCACGCGTGAAAACTGCCCGGCCACATGATGTAAAATACGTTCATTATTTAGAACAAGCGCTAAGTGATTAGGATGACCACCCATGCTTGTTGCAATGACATCCCCAGCTTGAGCTTCTGATACTTGATAGAATCCAAGTTTTGGCAATCTTTCAATAATTACGCTATTTGCTTCATCTTCTTCTATTGATTTACGCTTATAGTGTCGTAAGTTGATGCCACACAAACTGTAAGCATCTTCGATTAAAGTACCGCAGTCATATTTGCCATATTCAAATTCACGCCCTCTAAGAAGATCAACGCATTTGTATTTATGGATCTTGCCATTGGCTACAATCCACCAATCTAAACCTGTTTCAATTTGCGCGATGCGATCAAATTTTGATAGATACGGATGATCACCAATGTGGCTATGAACAATTGCTTCTATTCGATCAAAATTATAATTGTCTAACTTAAATTCAAAGTTATTTGCCTTATCTTTGGCGATATTCTTTAATGCAATAAATTCACCACCAATAACAATGCCGCCCTTTTCTTCATCACCCTGACAATGTTCTAAAATCTCTTTCATTACCCACCATTTACCTTGTCTGCCATCGGAAACCCGCCAAAAGGCAATTGACCATTAACACCAAATCGCGCCATGCACCCGCTCAATCTCTTACTACATTTATCTTTTTCAATTTCATGCGGCTGCACTGCATAATCATTTTCATCTGCGATGGCCCAGCCATCGTATCCACACATTTCACCACGGTATCGAAACGGACAAACAGTCGCATAGATCGTGCGATGTGGGATAATCGCCCCGTCTGTTTCACTTGGAATCGCCAATGTAAAAGAGGCATATTTATTATTATGCTGAACGGCATTAATGATATAGCTTTGATCCTGGCATTCATCAGGATTGGCATGATCATTACCATTGATAAAATTAATGGCATCTAAAAATTGAGCTGGCACACGATAACGTGTGACTTTTGCGCCCACTAATCCACGATACTGATTCAGAATTCCTGCGATATAACCCGCACCATTACCAATCGTTAATGTAGGACGGTTGCTCGGTCCATCGCTTTTGACTTCTACCCCTTCAATTTGAATGGGAATGGCCATATATTTTTGACCTCGCCAAATGACTAACTCATTCTTTTCATTCAATTCATTACAAAAATAGAAATGATTTGAGCCGCCATGGTCATTAATGCGCGTAATGTCTAAATCATACAAATCAACCCAAGCGCCCTGTTCTACTTCATCAAGCTTAGCCTTCACTGCATTACTGATCATCTCACCACCTCGACAAATGATGCTGTTAATTCTGCAATGTCTGCACCTTTTCGGATAATTTTAAATGGACCATCTTTACGCACTAGATACCGCTTACCACCAATGTTGTAATAAAAAGGTTGGGTTAAATGGCGCATTAAAAAAGCGGCGATTTCATCAATCTCCGCTTCATTTGATATAAATTTTTGGTCGTTGAATAGTGTCCGGTACCTACGTAGCCCCTTTACTTGCCGCTGCTCAACGCCATCCCCTAATTGGATAATATCAATCAAAGGCTCAATTTCCTCTTCGGCTTCTACCAAAGGGATCCACTTAAATGTTTCGTAATTCATACTTTCCTCTGGGCAATAAAAAACCCCAATTAAGGGGGTTTTTGAATAGATTTGATGAAAATTTATCTTATTTGACTACTACTTGTACTACTCTTTTTCACAGTATCTACCGTTATTGGTGGTGGTGTGGGTCTTGGCTTCTGTGTTGTTGGGACATTGAACGACTTCTTTTCTGACATAGCTATATCCACTTGTAATGATAATTAATAAGATTGGTATCGTAATACACAAGCATAAATTTATCCACAACCAAAAAATAGCCTTATTTAACCAAAATCTTCTTTTTTGATTTGTAATAAAATTTGCATCAGTCGTTTTGATTAAATCATTTATTACATGATTCCAAATAGCATCATCCGACCTTACCTCTTTTACTAAATCATTCGGATTATCTTCATTCCATCTCTCAAGTTTCTTTTCGTCATTTACAGAATCTAAGCGATACTGTTCCAATCCTGAAAGATTCATTATGTGTTGATATGACTGGGCTTTAAATGATTGATAAATACTATATAACAGTTTTAACACTGGAAATAAGATCACAATAATAACCAATAAATTAAAAACTATATGAAGATGATTAAAAAACTCCATTTTAAATAATAATATGTATACATTAAAAATCAATGCCACACCAGTTAGCAACATAGGTAGCCTTGACAATAAAAAATTGGTTTCATCCATCTCTTTGAAATACATTTTCTCATAGAAATTAAATAATTTATCTTTATCCATTTTTTCACCTTTCATTGTACAATTAGGCTTTTAACAAAGTTATATCACAACTTGGAAAGTAGCCCCTTTCTTATACGAGAAGCTATCTTTTACCTATGCTTATACTGTCTAATATTACGTATTGAATCTTACAATTTTTTGTTATCAACATTAAGCTAGACTAAAATTGAGTCAATAAAAAAGCCACCTTTCGGTGGCTTTTTTAAAGATATTTATTACGCTGCTTTTTGCTCTTCAAATAAGCCGAGTAATTCACTAATACCTTTATAACCTGATTGATACAGATTTTGTAAATCCTCTTTGCTCATTGTTGAAAAATGTTTTTTCAATTCAGCTTGAAGTAATTCAAAATCATGCTTAGTCATTTTATTCTCCTAGTTTATCTGTGCAAATAGCACTCTCTTTCTATCAATGTAGAAAAATAGAACTTTGTTCTATATCGCCTGAATATACTATCTATTATTTTAATACATTGCAATTGTAATATTCAATCTTTACATTAAGCTGATCTAATTGTTAACCATGATCCATCCATTTTAAACTTTTTAGTTTGAGACAAAAATTGATTTCCAACTTGTTCAACAATTTTTAATATTTTTAATAAATTTTGGTCTCGACCATAAATCTTAACAACATGATCTTTTAAATCTACTATTTCAAAACTATTACGAATAATAGCTGAGTATAATGCAGCCATTTCATCAGCATCAGACCGCGCAACAACAGCAGGAGAAAAATGAATATTCAGTAACTTTGTAAGACTTACAGCATCAGTAGAAGTCATTGCAACTATCGCTAAGGCTGTATCATTATTAGAATAAAATACTCCTCTATATGAGTATTTATGTGAAACGCCATCAGAACTAAGAATATCATTCTTTATTGCGATAAACATCTCATAAAAGTCTACCAAAAAAATCTCTTTATTTTCTTTTTCCCATTCAACTTCAGTTGTATGAAGTAGCTCTGAAGTAAACTCTTTAACTACATATTCAGACATTCACAAATCCTCTAATTATTTTAAGTTCGATAGATATTGTATACATCTATACATAATAATCAATTATATAAAAAGTTACTTAGCCAATCGTCCACCTGGTCTACTTTCTCGTGCAATTACTCGCTTCACAATGACTTCAATTTGTCTATCTAAAGCCTTGCCAGCACTGTTATCAATCACCTCTGTAGATCCATCTTCTGCAACATTAACCACAATGGAAATGGGCTGAGGCTGATTACTATTTTGGTGATAATTCTGATTGACCACCGACCCGCCTACAATGCCACCATTAGAATAGCCACGTAAACGCATACGCTCAACTGCCGCTACACCCCCAAACTTGGCAATATCACGTTGTGAAAAGACCACTTCGCCTTTATGAACAATCCCCGCAGGCTCATGAACGCCACCAGCCCCAGTATAACCACCACCAGAATAACCAAATGCACTGGCAACAGACCCCCAAAAACCTCCAGCCGCACTTGCATTTTTTAAACTATTTACAATCGCCGCCTTAATTAATATTTGTGAAAGATCTTGCAAAATAGAAACCGTCATTTGTCTAAAATCTACTTTGGTACCACTTGCAAACCTTGAAAATGCATCCGACATGCCATTAAATGCTGTTTGAGTTGCATCCGCCCATTGGTCACGTACAGTACCAGCATCATCAAAATATCTTTTAAAACCTTCATTGATACCCGCCATTGGATTGTTATCAATAGCATTTTTCAAAGCATTATATTCATCTCTCAAAGCCATGATTTTAGACATCTCTTTTTGCATGGCTTCTAAATTTTCTGGACTCATGCCAATGCTAAGCTCTTTGACTCTTTTCTCCATTTCGCGTGCAAATGTCAGCTCTTCAATGGCTTGCTTAGTTTGGCCAATAAGACTTAATTCAAAGTACATATCCTCAAAATTATTCGCATAATCATGACTGAATGTCATAATCGCATTGATTTGCTTTTGATTATCAAGCTCCTGAGCTTGCATCATCAATACATCACGCTGCTGAGCGCTAATTTTTGCCAATACGCTATGCTGATTATTAAATTCTCTAGTCAAGTCACTGACAGCCGTATATTGGCTTTCACCACCAAATAACCTCAAACCTTCATTCAGAGACTTCATTTTATAGATCTCTTCATTGATCGATTTAAGCTTATCATCAAAATAATTTAAGGCTGTTTTACCACCTGATTTTGGTGCGCTACTAATGGCCGTCAGCCATTTTGTCAAATCTTGAATTTGCTCTTCAGTCGCCCCTTTATCAATTGCCCTTGCCAATGTTATTTCTTTGACACTTTTCCCAATATTGTCATATTTCTCTTTAGTTTCAGTGAGAATGGCATTGAGGTCTTTTTGATTATTGGCCAATAGCAATTCTGTATCATATTCGCGCTGCCTAAGTAACAATCTCTGATATTCAACGTCTTCAATATCCTTTAGATATCCATATTGCCTTTGGTACAACAATTCGGCATCAGATCCTGTATGCTTAAGCATAAATATCTGTTTATTGATATTTTCATAGTATTCTAAAGCTTTGCCCGCAAGTGTTAATTCTTTTTCAGTAATAATAGATGAATGTTTGCTATAACTACCATTTTTAACCTGAATTAAATCCGTTTCTAATTCAAATAATTTACCTAATGTTTTTTGAAGTGTATCAGTTTGCGCATTAATAGAAATCAGTTCATTCGAAATCTTCTTAAAATTGGTTTTATCTAAATCACTGAATCCTTTCCCACCACGCTTTAAGCTGGCTTGTTTTCTTGCCTCCATTTTCTCAAGTTGATTTTCAAGCTCACTCTTACGATCCATGAGTTTTGCTTGTTCAACTGCAATTTCTTGATAGCGTTTTTGCAGATTCAACAATTCATTTTGTGCCTGAGCTGTTGTCAAACTCTCAAGATCTTCTTTGAGCCCCAAAAATGAATTCGATAACTTAATGGTTTCATCAAATGCACGTTCTGCCGATCCTGCAAAATACACCAATCCCATAGCTGCAATCGTAATTAAGCCTGCTGGACCACCTAGCAATCCCATTGCTGCACTTGCACCTCTTGTGGCCACACCCAATGCAACTTGGCTTTTTGCAGCTGCTGCTGACATCCCTGACATTCTGGCCAATGCCACCTGATAGCGGTTAGCCTCAATGGTTGCCGCTGAAAATGCCAATGCACTACGACCTGTAGCAATTGCTGATCCAGCTAAAGCACCTGACAATTTACCCACAATCACCGCAGATAACGATAAGATCATGCCTTCGGCATATTTTAAATGATCAGATAGAAAAATAATGCTATTGGCAACACCTGATGTAATACCAGTCTCACGATTAAATTCACCCCAAAATGCTTGGAATTTATTACTCATGATCGTCAATGCATCATTAACAGTATTCACCATGGAATTTGCAGCATCTTCATTATCCTGCTTAGATTTTTTTAGCCCCTCATTTAACTGCTCAATTGCTAATTTACCGCTATGCCCAAGCCTATCAATTTCTTGAGCCGTTTTACCAACAGCATCCGCAATATTTTGTGCAATGGTACCAGCGGCCCCTGAAATTGATTGCCATTCATCAGCGCTGACCTTACCTTTTGATAAAGCCTTATCATAAGCATTGATTGCAGACGCTGCCTTATCAGCTGCTGTTGCATTTCGCACAAATGCAAAGCTTAAGCTGTCTGTTATATCTAAGGATTCTTTTAAGGAATAACCATATCCACCACGCAAATTATCACTTGTGGCAATGAATAGTTCTTGAGCCTCTGCCAACGATCGAAATGACGTTTCTGTTGATTTCAATAATCTTTGTTGAACATAATCATATTCCTCAAGATTATTGGTGGCCATCTTAACGCGCTCAGCCATTGCTTTATAATTGTCACCAATATCAATTAATGACTTCGCACCTTGAAAAGATAAAAATCCTGCAATTGTCGATTTAAATGCGAGACGTGTTGCCTCTGCTTGTGCCTCTAATTGCTGCAAAGATCGTTGCATTTCACGTGTATTACGCTCAGTTTGACGAGCAGCTCTATTCAATCCTTCTGTATACTGAGCTGTCTTTGCAATCAGATCAATTGTTAATGTACCTAAGCTGCTCATTCAATCACCGTATTTGGATTAAGCGTTAATAATAATTTGGCTTGTCCCGACAGTTGAGTGTCAGTCTTTGACGTTTGTTTAGCCTCAGGAACTAGCATGCCTTTTTTGGTCATATATGCGACCCAAACATTAAACTCATTAATGGTTAAATTTCTTTTTGCTTCCGCAATGGTGCGACCACCTACACCCATAAGTACCAGTTCGCACCATAACTCATCTTCATTACTTAGGGTTTCATCTTTCCCGTAACATTTAACTCATTACATAAATCCAATAACTGAAACCAAATATATGCTGGCAATTCTGCAATCTGCTCAATGGTAAAAATCTCTTTACCTTTTTCATTCAAAATTGCTTTGGATACATTGTTATAAAGCGCTTCTTTATTGGTTTTGACATCACCATCCATGACATCGCTGCATGAAAGTATTTTTACATACACATCAGCCGTTTCTTCACCATTCTCTGTTTTCACAATAATTTGGCGCTTTTGCGATTGCCCAACCTGGTTTTGTAGCAATAAATCTTCTAATCTCATTTCAACTCCCTAAAACTCATATAAAAAAGCCCCTATTTAATTGGGGCGATAATCACTACATAGATTTCTTTAAAGTCATTTTTGGCTTACCTGACACCTCAATTTTGGCATCATTTCGAACCACTTCATCTTCACCCAAAGTTGGGTTAAACGCTTTTAATGCACCAACAAATGAATACCAAGTACGCGTTGTTGGCAGCGTCACTTTCTCTTCATCAACTGTTGGATCAATACCAAATCCATCATCTAAACCAATGATGTATTCCATTTGCTCTTCAGTGTCAGAATTTGCCAAATTCGTTAAGTATTGATGACCTTCATCATTTGGATCTAAAATGACTGTAAATGTTGCCTCACCACTATCAGCCAGCCCCATTTTCTTTTTATGGGATTTATCTTTAATGGTTGTTACATTAATCTGATTTCGGCTGACTTCAGGAAATGTAATGGCTGTTACATCATTAATTTCAACGATCTCACCGGTTGCCTTCTTCATATACAACTGTGTACCTTGCGTCCAAATGCCGCGCTCTTCTGTTTTGCTGCCTTTACTCATATAAATCTCCTGTTATAAAACTGACATCTTGTGAAATTCTGTAATGCTTTGTTTCTGGCTCACGCATTGGTCCAGCACTACGCAATACATAGCCGATTCTTTCTAAGCGTTGATTGAATAATTTTTGAATCTGCAATGCTTGACGTTCATCACTCGAGTAAATATCAAACTGAATACGTGAACGATTGTTTTTTGTTTGATTACCCATTGTTTGGGTTGGTACTTTACTAATGATTTGCCACGTCACATATGGCAATGCCCCGTCCAATGGTGCCAATCCACCACTGAATATTTGAGGCATTCCTTTATGTGTCAATAGTTTTTTAAGCTCATCATCTTGATAAAAAAGATTAAAAATAAGCTGATTCATTTACTCACCTTATCAATCTGCTTTTTAATTGCAGATACGAACTTATCCACAGCAACAGCCTTATTCTCATCAATCGCTGGCCGTAAAAATGGCCGTGCAGCAATATGTTGAGTACCAAACTCAAGGAATCGCCAATAAAAAGTATCGCCGCCCTTACCACCTTTACCATTTTGCTTCGCCCCACCTGCAATACCAACTCGATACTTTACATTCCCCGTTTTTCTAAATGCCTGCCTATCAAATCGAGCCACAACATTTTTAGAAATATCATTTGCTGTCGATGGATCATCGATAGCCTTTGCTTTAGCTGCTGCCGATTTCTTCACAACATTTGCGGACTGTAATAATGCAGAACGAGCTGCTTTAAGCTTTCCTGCATTTTCTAATTTTGTAAGTCCACGTAAAATATCATCCACACCATTGATTTTCATTGATTACACCCAATAAAAAAGCCCCTTTCGGAGCTTTGTTTGAAACATAAACTTATTGATCTTTATATTCTGGGAGATGCTTATGATACTTGCCCCATTCTTCCTCCGGAACATATGTCACAACATAGGTTGAGCTCCTTTCAGGACGATCTCGATCCCAAAAAGTAATGATTTCACACTCATCATCAAGATACCCGTAATTATCTGAATATTGATCCGCAAAATTACGCCAAAAATTACGAGACTGTGGTGTATAATGGACAACAGCTTCACCTCTATCCTCAATAATTTCATCAAGAATAAATTCTGCTAATTCTGACCCCAACCCAATATCTCTGTACTTTTCAAAAGTATAGAGCCTTAAAAGCTCACCCCCCAAATTAATTGCCCCAATAGCTGCACGATTATCATCTACCCACATAACACGATATTCTGCACAATCACCACATTCTACTCGAAGATGCCAAGGCTCTTGTTCATCAAAAAAATTAGCATCTTCTATACTTCCACGTCGAATTTCTCTCAATTTACTCACCCTAATAAATTTAGATAACCACAGTCATGATATCAACGTTTTTTATCATGTAACTATACCTTTCTCAACTAATAACGTGATCCATTGAAGCCCCGATTCATTATCAGGCAATACTGCTGCAATTTTGTAATGTTCATCCCGAAAGATCACACGCATTTTTGCTGTGATTTTCGCATCAAAACGGAGTTGGATACGTGCAACCACTTTAGAATGTTCTGCATTGGCAGAAATCACTGCATTGCCACTTAGTGGCTCTACTTTAGCTGCCACATCTTTTCGATAATCTTGCCAAACAATTTCCTGAAAACCATTGTTTGACATGGTTTGATTTTGTAGCGTAATTCTATGCCTCAATTGCCCTGCTCTCATTACACTCCCATTTTAATCCGATATGGATCCAATAATGCTTTGGTACCAAATTTAAGCGGCGATGTGATCGATCCAACAATTTCATTTTCTCGATTTTCATAAAGAGTACCCAATACCAATAGCACTGCCGCTTTAATTGATGAATTAATGACTATGTCTTGTTGCATTTTACGGTCATGCTCATGTGCAATGATTGAACGATTCAAATACTTTGCAGCATATTCAATCGCCGCCTCAATCTGCATTTGAATCAGCTCATCTTCACTGTCATGATCAATACGTAAATGTTGTTTGGCAACACTTAAATCAATCATAATCTCCTACTTATTTTTTGTTTTGGCTTTAGTCTTAGCTTTATCATCTTCAGGCTTATCTTCTGAATCTGGTTCTTCACCATCATCTTGTGGTGCTTCAGATGCTTTCAAAGCCGTTGTAAGTTGAGCATTCAGGTCATTTAACTGCAATTGTAACTCTGCAATCTTTGTGTCTTTTTCAGCAATAATAGCCTCAAGACTTGAAACTTTTAACTTTAGCTCATCAAATGCTTTGCTTTCATCGGGCACTAACTGATCAGGCATTTCAGAACCTTCTAAAAATTTTGCCAACCCATTTTTGATTAAATCTTCACCGTGTGCATTCGTTGTTTCAAACTCATCATCTACAGCAACAACTCGTTTTTCATGTTGCACATAAAATGTATTCAATGCCTTTAATTTCATATTTCACCTTATAAAAGAAAGGGGCTAAATCGCCCCTTATTGGTTAATCACTTGATGCGCTGAGGGTAAAATCACCATGAATAAATGATTCAGGACGATACAATGCCAGTGCTAAACGCTCTTCACAGCGAACTGTGATCATGTTTTTCTCAAAATCATCATTGTTCTCTGTCGAGATCACCACATTGGCATCTTCACGATCAAAGATTTGAGCACCACCTGCGAAACCACCAGTTAAAAATTTACCAAGAAATGCAGCAATTTCTGTTTCAACTACAGGTAATCCCCATAAGCTTGGTACAGCTAATGCCGATGGATTACCAAAGATATAGCGGCCCACATCATCTTTTAATGTTTCCACTTTTGCCCAATCCGTATAGTGCATCACGATACCGCTAGCAGGTAAACGGGCTAATTGAGATTGCAACATTGCCAAACGAATATCATCGATTGCGGTATGTTTGCCTGCTTTAAAGTCAGCCTTGAATTTTGTCGCCTGAGGCACAATGCCTTTCAAATTAACGCCCGTACCATCACCAAACAAAATCTGCTGTTCTTCCACATATTTCAAGCCATAACGTAATTCTGCATCAACTAAAGATTTTAATTGAGGAAAGTCATCCATAACCTGTTTAGATGCCTTGAACAAATGTGCAATTGTGGCCACACCGGTGAGCTTTGTTGCAAACTCGATCTCTGACTCAGGTTTTTTGGTATTTTCAGCCACCGTGGCAGCATTATTGGTAAAGCCCGTTTGTTGAACCCAAGAAATGGCAGGCTGAGTTGTTTTACCTGGTGTGATTAAATCACGAATAAACAAACGTTGTTTTGCCTGTTGCATAATGCCAGGCACACGATGAGGCTCAATAACACCTTCAGCAACATCCGATGAAATGAGTGCGGCTCGAGGTACAGAAATACTAATTCTGCCACGTTCATCTGAACGCACTTTACTTGCAAATGCTTTCACTTCATCAGACTCAATCAACAAATCACTCGCCGCTTTCACTGAATTTGAACGGGCACTAAAATCAGCATTAACAAACAACTGTTCAGCCTCACCCAATCTTGCTTCTAAAGCATTCAATTGAATGCGATCTTTATTCTGATCCGCCAGCATCTTATCCACAGATGCTTTTGTTTCTTCACTCAATGTGCCACTTTTCTTTGCCTGAGCCAATGCGTCCTCAGCCAATTGACTCAATTTTGAATCACGGTTTTCAAGTGACGCCTTAAGCTCATTTAACATTTCTAATTCTTTACTCATACAATCATTCCTTTATGATTTAAATGCTTTTAATAAGTCGGCAATACCATTTGCCAATTCACTTCTTTGAGCAGCGTCATGCGTACTCGATTGGGCAGCGTTACGCGTACCCTTTTTAATATCTGCTAACAACTCACGCCGTTTAGAGCGTGGTAAGCCTTGTTTGGCCAATAAAAGATCAACTTTATGTGCGGCAATCACGCCATCTTCTTCTAATGTCAATTCTGTATTTTCAAACAATGATGTGGCAATTCCCATTTCAATCGCTTGCGTGCCGCCAATATAGGATTCTTCGTTCATCATTTTGATGATTTCATCTTTCTTCATATCCATACGCAGCGCATAAATGTCCGCCATGGCGTTATCAAATTGTTCTAATTTATTGGCTGTTTCTCGCAGCTCATCTTTATTGCCATATGTGAAAACCCAAGCATTGTGAATCATTAAAAATGAAGATTCTGCCATGTAAATATCATCACCAGCCAATGCAATTAATGATGCCGCTGATGCAGCAATACCCATGATTTTTGTAGTTACTTTTCCACTGTATTGACGCAATGCATTATAAATCGCCACACCTTCAAACATACTGCCACCAAAGCTATTGATATTCACAACAACATCGGCACCGGCAGCCATGTCTAACTTTCGATTCACTCGCTCAAATGTCGTATCACTTGATTCCCAATCATCGCCAATCTCACCAAGAATATTAATGTCTGATAAGTTTTGTGCTGCCAGTGGTGACCACATTTCTTTTGCTTTGATTGACACTTCACTACTCGCTTTAAGCTGTTCTGCGAGTTTTAATAATTTATTCATAATTTCCCCCAACTTTTTCAAGCGGAATCATTGCAGATTGAACTGTGTAAGTATCACCACCTTCCATTTTCGGTAGATCCTCTTTTTCTCTCACTTCATTTCTACTCATCCAACCATTTGACACAGCCTGTGTGTAATATGCAGATCTTGCAGCACTGTCCGCTCTTAAGAATCCTTCATAATTGAATTTGACAAACAATCGCCCTTGATCCTCTGGCCGTACTAAACATTTAGCAATCGATTCCTCAATATTTCTTAATATGGGTAATAACGTATATGTTAAAAATTGTTGATTCAGTGCTTCTAAACTAGACGCCCATGAGCTTTGTTTTGTCATGTATCCAATTAAAACCGGTGGCACTTTAAAGAGACGGCAAATTTCTTCCACATCATAACCACGCGTTTCTAGCAATTGGGATTGTTCAGGATTAATGCTGATGCCTTGGTACTTCATACCCGCCTCAAGAACCATCAGTTTTCCTGAGTTTTTAGACCCCGTAAATTTTGAAAGACTCGCTTTAATCTCTTCCCTTTGCTCATCAGTTAATATGGAATCAACCGTTAAAGCACCACTGATTGTCATGCCACCTTTAAAAAAGTTCGAAGATGCTTCACTCGATGAAATTGCAGCACCAATAGCATCACGCCCCACATCAAAAACATCTAAACCCAGCATGCCATCTAAACCAAAGCCGCGAATATGCCAGATCTGATCACTATTTCTGATTTGCTCTTTGTCATTGCGCATAAATTTGTATTGAAGCTTGCCATTCACTAAGTCAATGCTGATGATGTCCTGTGGCAAAATTGGATGCAGATTAATGAGACGATTTCCAATCATCTTCTTTTCAAAATACGCATTCCCCTTAATACTCAAACTGGCCACGAGAAATTCAAGCAACTTCGTAGGTGTCTGTATCAAATTGGGCTGAATTGACAAAACTCGATACAGATCTGAGTCTTTAGCCTCAACGCGTGAACCATCTGCTTTTTTTTCATATACCTTCAGTGGCATTGTTGAAATGGTTTCTGAAAGCAATCTAACACATGCCCAAACCGTTGAAACTCGCATAGATTTATCAAGTGTCACCGTTTGTCCACTCATAGAAGTGCCAAAGCTATCTGTTACGATCTTTAATGCAGCTTGAACCTTTTGGTCAGCGTATTGATCTGCACCTGCCATTTTTAATAATGTTCGCTTTATTAATCCCTGTTTTTTCATATACCAACCATGATCATTTTTCCTGTGAAATCACTCATTTTTGATTTACTTTCAGGGTTCATCGACATCAAACTCACCGCGTTAAATGTTGCAATGAGTGGATCTATTTTTGATTTACCACTAGATTGTTTAGTGATGAGCGCATTATTGCCCCGAACTTCAACACGAGCATTACCCACACACCACGCCATCATTCTCTGATTTGCATGAAATAATTCACCTGCTGCCAACTTCCGTTCAGTGGTTTGTGTATAGCCTGCTAATTTATAGCCCTGGGATACGCCAACAATTAAATCTTCCGGGACACCTGCATCAATGATTCCATCAATGAGCCCACCAATCATTAATGGATCTAGCCCAACCTTATCCAGTTTGCCCGCTTTATAAATCGCCCCACAAATTTCACCAAATTGATTGCAGTCATCACCTGAGCGTTTAATGATTGTCAAATCCCCATCATTTTCATAATCTCTCAACTGTTCTGCGATATTTGCCCGAATTTCTAAAACTTTTTCATGACACCAGGCATGATTCCAAAGCAACCATTTCTTGGTTTTCTTCTCACGACCTAATACGGCCATTCCAAGCAAATCATCAAGTCCACCGCCATCACCACCAACCGTCACAACTTCGCTGCGTTCAATCAATTCATCAAGCGTTAATACCTTGAGTGCCTGTTGTTCCCAATAATCCGCACCATACCAGCGTTTATTTCTAAGGTTTAAGCCAATCTCAATGTTTGCGTGTTTAGCAAAGAAATCCCTTAAAGCCTCTTCACCGCTTTCCTTAGCTTTTTCATATTCTGTTAGCAAATAACGTTTACTAACAGATACGCCAAGATTTGGATTCGTGATGTACCAATACTCAGGATCTTTATATTTTTCCTTTTCAATGTACTCTTTCGGAAATTCGTACAAAACTGGCAAGAAACTTGGATTATCAATCGTGCCATCTCGAACCGCTCGCGCATAATTCAACATGGATGCCATCACGCCACTTGGTTGCTCATCCGATTGAGTTGTCAACCAAATTGTGAAACCTTCTGGCCTTGATGCTAAACCGCCTCGAGCTTCTCGCAACATACTTTCTGCCCCATTTATTTTTCCAAATAAATGAACTTCATCGATCAAAATAAATGAGGCTTTTTTACCACCCACTGTGTTGGTATCGGCGGCAACAACTTTTAATGTTGAGTTGGTCACGCGATGTGTGATTGTGCGCGTATGCTCTGAAATGTTAAATAGCGCCTGTAATTCGGGATCTGCTTTGATCATATCCCGCGTGGGAATGAATGAGTTGTCAGCCACTTCCTTAGTTGGTGCCAATATCAATAGCTCCGCAGAATTACGCCAATTGAGAATCAAAGCCGTCAGCATAATGCCAGCTGCAATTGTTGATTTTGTATTTTTCTTACTAATCAGCAAAAAGAACTCATTAATGAGTCGCTCACCTGTTTGAGCATCATAAGCTCCAAATATCGCGGCAACAAAATCAAACACCCAATCCAATGTGACATCACCAATCTTTGGGCTTCCTGCCACATCAACTAGCACCAACTCTTTAAAAATCCGTAATGCTAATTCTGATTGCTCGGGAAATAATGGCTGACACGGAATGAGTGATTGCTTATTGACGATTCTAGATTCCCAATCTTTACATGCCGTCGTCCATTTCATATTAATTTAGCGTTGGGGGTTTCATTGTGCTGAACTTACCACCCCCTTTTGCAATCCCCTCTGCCGTATTCGCACGATTTTCTTTAACGCCTATGTCACCTTTTTTAGAATGAACATATGGCAATGCAGCTTTTGCCGCTTCCATTCGCGTTCCCATTTCTTCAAATTCATCATCCATACGATCTAATAAAAATTGAAGAGGATCTCTTGTATCCTTGTAGCGTTTAATTTGTTCAGTCGTCCCAACAGGCACAAAATCCGCTGGGTTTTCATTTAACTTTTCTTTAACAGAGCCTAATTGCTCAATGTAAGAAATAATCTCTTTTTCTTTTGCTAAACGTGAACCTTGTTGCGCTGCTGAATTTTCACTATAACCCGCTTGGATAGCGGCGTCTTTATTACTCAGCCCTTGCAAAATTCCACGAGCAAATGCTTTCTTTTTATCGCTCAACATTTCCGTGAAACCTTTAACAATTTTGTAAAAACAGGATTTTTTTTGTGCGTGAGGTGGGGAGTGGTCTAGAAAAAGTTCACAAAAAAACTTTAACCATACCCCCTACCCATATGATTTTATTAGGTTATTTAGTGGTGTTAAAACCTGTTAAACTTTAACACTCAAATGTTAAATATTAACCTTTGTTTTCTTCTTTCTGTTTGATTGAACTGTGGCAAGATGAACACAATGATTGCCAATTATTTCGATCCCAAAATAAAGCCTGATCACCACGATGTGGTTCAATGTGATCCACAACATTCGCGGCGGTTATGATCCCATTACGTTCACAATAAACACACAAAGGATTCTCTTTGAGAAATAACTCACGAGCCTTCTGCCATTTATAACCATAACCACGCTTCGCACTGCTTTGCTTATGATCACGCCATGATCCATTACTAACAGTCAATCGATTGCCGCTTTCGACTTTTAACCGTGATTGTAATCGTTTTAACTTAGCCATTATTTACTTAACTGTCTGAGTTGTTGTTTGATTTCACCATTGTCACGCTCTAACACCCCAACTCTTTTAGACAACTCCTTGACCTCATCTTGAAGTGAACGCTGTGCCATTTCATATGATTCTAGCTTAACTACAACAACTGCAACCTGCTTTGACATGGCCACAATCTCACGTTGAGTTTCTTCTTGGCGTCTATTGGTATCTGCTTGTGAGCTTATGACAATTCCGGCTAAGATGCTTGCCATACCTGTGAATGCCCAGAACTGATATTTTTCAAATGCTGTTTTTAAATTGTCTGCCATAGCGGCTTCCTTATCTATGCCGCTATAGGGCGTTTACAATCTCTATCGTATTTGATGATGTGCGATAGAATCCATCTCTTTGTTTCTAATGTTAATTGATCTTTGCGACTGATTGACCCTCGTTCCCAACCCGCACAGTTAATCGCCGCATAATCAATCTCTATATGCCTTGTGGCGCTCGAGCAGCTTATCAACATCAGACTCACTGCTAGTATTGATACTGTTTTTATCATCTTTCGTTTTCTTCTCTTTATCGTTGATGAATTGCAGCTCATCATGCTTGCTTTTATGCTGCTTAATTTGCTCATTTTGTTTTTCGATCTTTCGGTTCTTACTTTTGAGTAAGGCATAAAAAAAGGCGGTTAAAACGCCCCATGCGATCAGCAGATACAATCTAAGTTTACGCATGATCTTTATCTCTTTTCATGGCAACAAAGCCTTTAGATGTTGCTGTCAATGTCGCCATACTAGCAATAATCAATGCAAGCTCACTTGGCACATTTAGATCAAAAAACATTGCAGCAAAGAATCCACCACATAACGTAATCGCACTCATCATTTGGATAGTATTTGTCGTACTCAATCGCCCATTGTCATTTGTGAATAACTGCTTTATTTCCATCTAAATCTCCATATAAGCTCAGGCGCATTCCACAATTAGCAGTATCTAACCGTGGCATGACTGATCTTAGAAATTAATTCTGTAGCATAAATCTTCGTATTTTCGATCAGGGATTGGGCTCACAATCAACGAATGGCGCTCTGTCACATTGATACCCATTAAGTCCAATAACTCATCAGACTCTGATTTAGTACTAGAAAATAGAACCGCCTTTCTAGATCCCAACTCTTTGAATAAATGAATGGCATCAACAAGTTTAAACCTTGCATCATTCTTGACTGAATATCCCGTTTGGTTAGTCATGATGTACGGCGGATCTGCAATAAAAACCGTATTTTCATGACCAGGGTATAAACTCAAAAGCTCTTTATAATCCATCCTGACACGTTCTACATTGGATAAGTAATCCTCGGCATTCAGCGGATTTTTAGGCGGACTGATATACCATGTTTTGTTGGCCAATGAATCAAAAGAGTGGCAATAATTGCCTGAGAATAGAAGCCAACTCGACACGGTAATAAAATCTGTTGTACCAGATTCTTTAATCAATTTGAGGATGCCATCTTTGGCTGCCCCACTTAATTTCGTACCTTTCTCAAAGACGCTACACGCCTTGGCAATCTTTTGGCGCAAAGCTTCAGTTTGTTCAATTTGATTCAATCGCCCCTGATAGTTATCAAAATCATTCCAAATCACACGAGCATTCGGGTTATTTCTTTTGATCTCATGCGACAATATGCCACTGCCACCGAATAGATCAATCACAGTCATATGATCAAAATTAATTTTGTTAATCAAACGCAGCCAATTTCTCTTTTGGCCTAAAAATGGTAATGGAGCTTTTGTATATTTCTTCATGAACACCTCATTGTTTTGATGCTCGAGGCATTCAACATTAGGCGCTCTAGGCACTCACTTCTTTAAAACATTCATAGATTTACATCTAGGACATTTTATTTTTAATATGCTGTATTCAGCATCACATAACTTCTTATTACAATTTGCACATCGCACTTCTGTTAAAACTTTCGTTTTTCTTTCCATATTAACCTGATAAAATTACTGCCCCTGCAGGGGGCGGCCTTGCGTTTATGCGCAATGGGTTAACTGGTCTCTCAGTTGACTACTGCAAGAAGTGTTGGCGCATTTCTTACAGTGCCGTCTTAGCAGGCTTCTACTGCTTTGCCTACATTCGTTTCTAAAACTGTGGATATTTGGCTGATACTGGCAACTCAAAATGCGGACCATCCGCAAATGCTCGTTGGCCATTACGTATACGTTGATCAACATACGCCTGCTGCGCTTGCTTTGTTGTCATGCCCTGAATATCAGAAAGCAACTTATCCCAAACGCCGCCCCAACGCACAGGAATCTTTAATTCAATCGATGCTTGGCGCACAGCTTCCGCAATTGCATAGCATCCATCCCAATCCCAGCGAAGTTGGCCATGAATCAGCGGTACTAAGTCCACAGCATGAGCATAGCCATCTTTGCCTATTAAATGACGTGAACCATGCAATGTGGTCGATGTACCTTTGGCATAATAGGCTTTTTGTTTCGTGATTGATCGAACACCTTCAAAGACTGTGAAATCTTGTTGAGTGATTTCAATGGCTCGTTCTACAATTGAAACTAAATCAGGATGAACCCCGATTAAATTATTCTTTGATTTTTTTCCTAACTTAAACCCCATATTCCACCCACAAAAAAGCCCCAATTAAGGGGCTTATGAAACTATCCTAATTTGTGCTTTATTAATATGCAATAAAATAAGACTATATTTTAGCGAGTTTTTTCATAACTTCAATTCGCATCTGAGTAAACTCTGATAACTCATTAGAAATACCCTTTACACCATAGAAACAGGCACTATCTACACCATCTTCAGCCGTTAAGTTTAATCTTTTTCTCAGGCCAGCTATATAAATAGGATCATAATCCTCTACTCCAGATGCTCCTTTTTTGAGGATCTGTTCATAAAACTCATCACCTTTATAAATATGAATTTTATTATCAACTTGCTCTAAGGAAAAACCAAATCTATTTAATATCTCTTTTAATTCTTGATATTTTAATGGCTTCTCACGTTTTTGCTGTTTTCTAGAATTATCCTCTAACCAATTTGCAATAACTTGAACTTCATCATTTCGATTTTCAGTTATTTCATGTGCTGCTGTTTTTCTTGTAAATTCATACATTTCTTCATCATCACAAGTGACAATATAACCAAAGTCTCCCAAATAATAAAGTGTAGACAACAAAGCCGTTCTCTTATTACCATTGTGAAAAGAGTGGTTACCTACAATACTATGAAACAAAGATGCAGCCTTTAAATGTGGTGTTGGATAAGCATCTCTACCTGCAACAGTAGTCAATGGCCTTGAGACTGCCGATTCTATTGTTTCTCTATTTTTCACACCTTCTGGAGATATCGGATCATCCTGATTTTTAAAAAAATCTGTCAAAAATTCATGTATAAAAATAACTACGTCACTATTCATTTTTCTACCTTTAATTATAATATTTTTCTTAGTGTACCTTAATTGGTAAAATATCTCTCTTTAATTTTACAAAGCACATGCACCACCTGCACAGCTATTGTCCTCAACCTCTTCATAAGGCTGTTTTTCAACTTTAGCTACGTCAACTCGCCTTGAAGCGCATAACACACAATCATCACCTGATTGATCATTGAAGAATGATTCTAATAACTCTTTTTTACATGTATTGCATTTTCTCATAATCAATTGCCCCACAATGTAATCAATAGAGATAGCCAGGGCTTACATAAATGCAGAGGCATCCTGGGCAAATTTGGTGTGCCTTGTTGGACTCGAACCAACGGCCGCTCGATTATGAGTCGAGCGCTCTAACCAACTGAGCTAAAGGCACTATGTTCGTTGATATGCTCAACGATAAGCAATTGCGCATCGTCACCTGATGCAAGGATATTGCCCTGAAGTATTATCGGAGGAATTCATGCAATATTGCTGGTGTTTATTTGCCATGTATTAGAGCTCTGAGTAGCACCGCCAGCTGGCTCTTTCAGATTCATGGACTACTATGGTCGCAGTCGTATGTGTTTCTGATATTTATGCTTTATTTCAGGCATAAAAAAAGACCGCGTTTAATAAACACAGTCTCTGACAATATTCATATATTACCATATGAAGTTTAGTTTTCAATTAAAATTTTATGTTCTTTTTTCAATGCACTCTCGTAAAGATGGTAAAACAAAATCTCTAATATATTTTTTATAATTTTTAAGGAATGTTAGATCGCCTTCTTTTACATATTCATCACCCGTTTCCTCATTCCTCATAATTTCTCCAAATATTTTGTCTTTCCAATAATCTGGTGCAAAATTTAGCTGATTATTTAATACGTGGATACAATCAATAAACTCCCTACGTCGCATTGTTTGTCCATATAATAAACACATATCAACATACTTCTGTATAGTCAATAAAAGTTTGACGGCTTCTGGATTTGCTAATAATATATTCAGGTCTTTAATATCATTTTTAATAAAATTAAGATGTTCAATATGAATTTTATTCTCGAATATCATTTGTGCATGTTCTGAATCAGATGAATAAAATGACTCTGTAACCGCACATTCAATTCTTACAAAATACTCTCGTTTCTTCTGTCTTTTATTTTCCCAAAGCTCTTCTTTCATTATTTCATAATTACTTTCAATCATCTTTTGTGTAGTTTCATTTTGGTTGCTAACAACCCAAGCTACACCAAATATTGCCATGATAGCCCCAATAAATGACCCGTGATCTTTAAAAAGTTTATATAAACCATGCTGACTCAAACTATCATAATCTGTCGCGGCCAAATAAAAAAAATAAGCCGCACCAACCAAAACCAATCCTGAAACCATTCCAGCAACAATATACTTCCAATGAATCTTACTGAACACACGCACCTCTATTATTTTTAGACACAAAAAAGCCCCTATTTATGGGGCGATTATACTTCAAAGACATTTAAATCAATACCGATAGCCGCTCTTTTGCCCTTCTGATTTGGTACATGCTAATATTTAAATTCAATCGTTTGATGGTGGTGACAATTGATTCATTATTCTTGCGCTCCATGTACAATTGACTCAATACCACAGCATAGCGGCGATTAATTTTGTCACCATTCTTCATCTGCTCAAATGCTCTAATCACAGCCAATGCCATTTCAGGTGCTTCATGACAACCAACTGGTGGCGTGCTTTTTGGCGGCACTCTTGGATTATCCATTGTGGCCATCGGCGAATCGCCATAGCCAATGCTTGTTAATCGCCATCTTGCCCATATTTCTAATGCTCTATCCGCATGCTTTAACTTTACACGCGTATGACTACGTGCCTCAACTTGCTTTCGTTTTTGCTCAATGAATAATTCACTTTTAGGTGTACGGTAGCCAACAACCTCACCATCTTTTTTAATTACGCCATGTTCAATCACAAGTCTATTTCCCCCATACCAACATTGCCGCATCACGACCGTGGTTATTCGTTTGGCCAATCCATCCCGTTAATTGATTAAATCGTTCTGCATCTAGCTTTTTTGCATTCGACTTTGGGCTGACCAACATATATCTAAATCCATGCTTTTTAGCAAAGTCTTCCCATATTTGGCTATCACGTTTAACACTGCCAGCACCCTGCAATCTTGCTGTATTGCCTTTGTTGTAACCACCCCATCTGAGTTTTCTAGCATCTTCAATGTATAAAATCGGATCTTTATCTTGATATTCCAAACATATATCCATGGCATCTAAAATGCTATATGAAGTCACAACAATGAGCTTCTGATTTTGTGAGATTGCAAAGCCTGTATTTACACCGCAATCAATGCCAATCGCTATACCCATAGTGCCTCCTCTTCTTTTAATAGTTGATTCACCTGATCGAGGAGCGCACGTTCTGTGCCAAATTTTCTTTGCCAGACCTCAGGGCCATCATGAAAAGAAACGCCGTATCCACTGTGCCTGTGGTGCTTTTGACACAGTGGTAATACTTCATAATTAGATGCTCTTTGGCTCATGCCTTGTCCATCACGGATATGATGAATTTCAGCAGGACTTCTACCATATCCAAGATTACGGCATACAATACATCCAAGATCCGCAACTCTACTCATATGCTTTTGTTCACTTTTTTTCATAAATGCCCCATACCATCACCATTGATTTGATTAATTGCATGTCTCTTCCCCCATTTGCTTCATAAACTCTTCAAAATTAAATCCACGCTTTTGCAATGGCTGATGCTCAATTTCAATCACAAATTCTGGCAACTCACCCCCAGCATTTAAATATTCTTCAAGCGCCGCAATTCCTTTTTTCACCAATGCTTCTGCTTTTGCATGCGTTGCTGTTTGCAACTCACCACCAATAATCCCCATGATGAATAATGCTTCTCGCGTTCTTTGTAAACCGCGTTGCTTAAGCGCTGAGTCAGATGACCAGTAGACGCATGTTGCAAACAAAACATCAAAATCAAAACGCTCATCTTTGCAGTACGCTAAAAACTCAGGCAATGTTGGCGGAAAGGTTTTGCCACTCTTTGCAACTTTCTCTAAACCACTCATCACTTGCTTTGCTGTGAGTCCTGACAATCCTGCTTTCCATGCCAAATTCTCACCGGCCACTTCACCAAAAGAATTAATCCATAGCTCACCATACATTTGGCTCATAAACTCCCAAATTTGTTCGAGTGCCTGAATTCTGCGCTGCTCTTTGCGCTCTTGCTCTCTCATTTGCTGCCCGTACTCGTTCGGGTGCTGACAATTTACGGTTTGGATTACTTGAATGGGTTGCATGATTAACTCCTTCTGCTACTGGACGATTGGCATATTTGTTTTCATAAACTTGAATAAATTTGTTAGGGCGTACAAACCACGTGAAGTCCATCACCCAACCTTTATCGCCGCCACCTTTCAAAAAATTAGATTGGCTGGCGATCTCAATTGCCTCAAGTACTTTCTCTAGCGTGAATTCCTTGATGCGGGCTTTTAATAACTTATCGCGTTGACTGCCTGGAGTGATTGCTTTAATTGGCGTAAATCCTGCGGCGTTCCATTTGTCGATAATTTGCTGATAAATATTTTCGTCTGTATTACTACTACCACTACTAATAGGTTCAGAAGAGTGACTGATTCTATGTGCAGCTCCTGCACCACCCCCTCGTGCAGCTCCTGCACCACCTAGTGAATCTCCTGCACTACCCCCTAGTGCATTTCCTGCACCACCTACATCATTTGATTTATCTAGTGTCAAATGGTATAAATTTGATTGCTTCTCGTTGTTTCTGATTCGATTTTCGACACGAAGCAGGCCCATATCTACCAGCGCTTTAATGTGTCCTATTACGGACCGTTTGCTGATCTCGCACTGATCAGCAATATGCTGGTAGCTGGGCCAACATTCACCTAAATCACTGGCATTGTCCGCCAACTTCAAAAGAACAAGTTTACGCAATGGATTACCCACTTTGATTTTCATTGCTTTAACCATTAATTCCATACTCATATGGACTACCTCGCAATCCAATATTCTTTAAAAATCGCCCCTGTCTTAGGACACTTCACATACTCGGATGTGATGTTATGGCCGCGGCGTTTGAGCTCACTGATTCGTGAACGTAATTCGGTTGTATGAAATAACACTTTTGCCGAATGCACTGAAATACGATTACCCGCCTCCAGGTACATTAAAATTTGCTCACGTTTACCAATTCTTTTCGGTTTTTCCATCTCATTTCTCCTCTTCTGCTTTAGCTGGTTGTTCACCAAACACATCAGGACGCAAATCATGTCTTGATATACCTGTAATCGATTCAATTTTTAAAACATATTCCGCAGGAGGCGCTTTCTTAAATCGATGAACCCAAGAACCAATATGCCCTTGTTTAATACCTAATTTTCTAGCGAGGGCCGTTTGCCCTCCAGCTCTATCGATAGCCTCCATTAATTTTGCTTTCATTACCCACCTTTGTTATTGAAAATAACAATGATTATAACTAATGCTATTAATATTTCAATAGCAAATGTAATTTGTAGAACAATAACTATTGTTATAAACTTAAATAATGAATAAATTTAATTGTTTGAGGTAACTATGGAATTGAAAGATCGCTTAAAACAGGCTAGAGCTGCCAAAAAGCTATCTCAGGCCAAACTTGCTGAACTCGCTGGTGTTACTCAGCCAACAATTATGTTTATAGAAAATGGCAGAAATAAGGGATCATCTAAAATTGTAGATATCGCAAATGCATTAGACGTATCACCAGATTGGCTATTACATGGCAAAGAGATGAGTAATGCAGAAATATCAAAAATACCTGTCGGCGAATGGGATGAATCTGCACCTCTAACCGATGAAATTGTCGCGATTCCTTATTTAAATGGCTTTTCATTATCAGCAGGTACAGGTGCTGTAAATTCTGACTTGCCATACTGTGGCGCCAAATTATGGTTCTCAAAAGCATTCCTTAAAAGAAGAAGTACAGATATATCGAAAATCTTTAGCATCGATGTTAAAGGGGATAGCATGTCACCAAAATTTGAAAGTGGCGGCATTGTCATTATAGACTCAGCCAATAACACGCTAGAAGATGGTAAAGTTTTCGCAATACATTACGATGGGCAAGACTTCATTAAGACATTACGCTGGATGCCTTGTGATATGGTATTAATCGAATCGGAAAACCCAATATATAGATCTTTTGAAGTGCCTTTATCAGAAGTGACCATCATTGGTCGAGTGATTGCCTACCAACGAGAAGAGTTTTAAGAAGTTCACGTAATTGCGGTGCTATTTTACTAGCAAATTGATAGCTACATAAAATAGCTCGATTATTGTCAAATAATATACTATAAGGATAATCATGAGCAAAAATAAAAAAATCTCGCTAAGAGCTTTTAGAATCAATAACACAAAAATTTCAATAAGCAATGATACCTATGCCTCATTGGATAAAAGACTCAATAGTTCTAGTAGTTCAGCAGATAGATGCATGATTTTAAATCAAGAAGATCCTAATAAAGAAAGAGATGTTCTGTCAAATTTTTCTAAATCCTGCATACCGCAAAGCTACTTTTGCACAATGTTAAGATTGATACCTGGAGAAGACGCAAAACATATTACCGAAGATCTTTTAAAGCTTCCAAAATTCTCCATTGAAGATATTGATAAAAACAGCATAGACACACCAAATATTTGTAAAGAACATTTCTATTTCTCAATTAGTAATCAATATCTCGTAACAAATCTTAGGGGCAATAAATCAATTAAGGACTTACAAACATTTTTAGCATGGTTCCTAAACAATGATCTCTTTGAATTGACCCCCATGGTTAATATACCCAAAGACATCCCTCTCAGTGACATTAAAAATATTACCTTCAATGATTCATTTAGACCCTCATACTCTGAAGCAGTAGAAGATAATGTGACGTCCTCTACAAAAAAAATCAACCTACTCAATCAGGCAGCAGATTTAATACGGAAACTCTTAGTTGATACTAAGTCACTTGATCAGATAGATCTAGAGGAAATAATATCCGCAGATTTAGTTATCAAATTGAATAAACCAAAAAAAATGACGAAAGAAAAATATGAAAAAGTGATGGGAGCACTTATAAAGCCTGTATCAGACATAGATGGTATCTCTATAAGCCCTCTAAAGGGCAGATCTATTATCAAAGGAAAAGATATTCCACGAACTAAAGATGTAACTATTAGTATGACTAAATCTGGTAAACTAATAGAACCGGAACTTCAACAGCAAATGAGTAAATTCATAAACGAGCTAATTGATGATGAGTAAAAAACATGTTATTGTAATTTTAGCTATTTTATTGCTTTCTATTATTTTATTTACTATTACAAAGAAGGTAGATAATAGCAATTTAATATCTACTATTTTTACAATCAATGGCATCATGTTTTCTATTGGACTTGGATTAATATCGTCATTCAACTTACATGGTATTAAGAACAGAAAATATCTTAAAACAATCAGAGACAATATAAATTCCGTCAGAAACTCATTTATATTTTTATTCGGAGTATCCAGCCTGTCATATATTGTCAGTATTTTAATTCCTAAACCTATATTTATCTATGATGTGAAAATTTTTCATGCTTATTTAGATCCTATGCTTTTTTCTGTACTTTTGATGGTATATACAATTTTTTATTTCATAATTAACTTTATTGAAATACAATCTCTTAACAACCAAATTATTGATCGTATCAACATAGAGAGTGAGTTAAATAAAGACTAACTATATATTCCTAAAACCACCTTCGGGTGGTTTTTTTATTGCCTAAAAAAATACAAAAACTATTAATAAAAACAATAACAATCAAAAATAATAGCGATATTAATTACAATCGTTATTGACTATATAAATACTTTTGCTATTATTCATCTCACGCACACAATTAAATGCTGGAGATACTAATGAAGTTCATATCGTTTGATAACTTAGCTGATGCCAAAACCTGGTTTGCAATGAACCAATTTAGCCTAAAGAGCTTTGCTTGGTCATTTGGTAAATATGCAATCACCATTTCATTCATGGAGAAGTAACGACCATGGTCAATCAAATTCTATCCATTAACAACGGAGTTGCGGCGATTCATAACTGTGATGACGGCACATCAGAACTCGCGATTTATAAAGATGGCCATACAACTCTTTATGCACTTAATCCAAGCGACACATTCCAACAAATCAGAGATAAAGCTCTTGAATGCTTAGGCGTTCAACATCGCCAATGAGGAAATCATGAGAAATAATACAAATATTGTCCATGTGGTTATTGATATCGAAACACTCGGCACTGTAACCAGCATGTTAAAAAAAGGGACTTGCCCTATCCTTCAAGCCGCTTATACGCTTGTAAAATACCACCCTAAAGATCAACAATGGCGATTATCTGGCGGTGCAGGATTCACTTTTAGTTTAGGCGTACAAAACGAGTTAGATGCCTGCCCAGAAACAGTCCGCTGGCATATTGAACACAACAAAGATAATTATATCTCACAACTAAGAACCTCACTTGAAGGGCCGCTTGATTCAGCAGATTACTTTAAACAAGCACTGGAAGCAATCATTCGTGATGAACAAGAGGTTCACTATTGGGCACGTGGAAAAGATTTTGATTTCACGATTCTAGCCAGTTACGCAATGCAAAATAATATTTCGTATCCATTCATGCATGAATACGCATTCACTCGCACACATTGCATCCGCGATTTAGAAACTTTCTTTGGCATTGATCGTCAACAATTTAAAAATGGTAATCCTCACTGTGCTATGCATGATACAGAACATGAGGCCCGTATTCTTTCTCATTGGTTAAATGGTGGCAAATAATGGCACGTGGAATTAATAAAGTGATTTTATTGGGCCACTTAGGGCGTGATCCAGAAGTTAAATACATGCCAAATGGCAATTCAGTGGCAACCATGACGATTGCAACATCTGAACACTGGAAAGATCGTAATTCAGGACAGCCTCAAGAACGCACAGAATGGCATCGCTTAGTCATCTTTGGAAAATTAGCTGACATTGCTGGTCAATATCTTCGTAAAGGTTCTTTGATCTACATTGAAGGTCAATTACAAACACGTAAATGGACAGACAGTACAGGTCAAGATCGTTATACAACAGAAATTGTTGTCAACACTTTGCAAATGTTGGATAGAAAAGGCGCCGCATTCGGTGAAAATGGTGATTATGAAACCAACCAAGATCTACCAAAAACACAAACACCCAAAGCCATAACTGCAGAACAAAAAGCGCTCACCTCACACGATATGAATGCATTAATGAGTGAGGACTTTGATGCACCAGATTCAGATATTCCACTGTAGATAATGAATTATATTAATCGATGGAGAGTAATCATATGATGAAGTTATGTAAAACATGTAACACCATGAAACATAGTAGTGAATTTTACAAAAACAAAGCAAAATTAGATGGCCTTCAATCACATTGCAAAGTATGCGATAACAAAAGACGCTCCAAGTATCATCACAACAAAAAAGCAGCAAAAAATAATGATACAGCTCAGCCAAAAGTTCAGAAAGCGCCACAACGTATAAAACTGAATCCTCCAAAAACCACAGAGAGAAAACGCCGCAGTAATGTTACAACTAAAAATTCCCCTTCAAAAATTGATGGCTCACTACTGGCACATACATTAAAGGTTAATCAAGAATGTAAAGCTAAAATTCGTCATCAACAACGTGGTGAACTCATTAAAATTAAATCTGTGATCAATGCCAAATTTGTCAATATTTCAACATCAACGATTGGCGAACAAATCTCGGTATCAGCAACCATGATGGTCAATAAAAAAGTACATAAATATGAATCTGCATATTTATCACCATCTGAAGCTGAAGCATTGATCAATCAAATGCATATTAGCCCTAAAGATGTAGCATCGGCATATATCAGTTGTGTAAAAGAGAGATAATATGGACGCTTTACGAGAAATGGATCGCATCATTCGCGCTGAAAAATTAAAGCAAGAGGCGGATTTAAAAAACTTAGAAAATATAGTTCAACTAATCAAAGATCTTGACCAAAAATTTGAAGAATATTTAAGTGCAATCACCTCGCCAGATCAATACAAGATTATGAATATGGAGGAAATTTGCAAGTTAACTAGTTTAAGTAAATCATTCATCGAGTCCAAAATGAGAGAAGGCACTTTTCCAATCCCAAAGAAATTCGGATCAACAAATAGATGGTACAAGAGAGATATTGAGCAGTGGATACGTGAAAATATGGAAACGTAGATGCGAATATTGATAAAAATCAATTTTTGACAAAAACATTAATGAGTACAGTAATGAGTATTTCTAAACGTTAAATATGCAAAAGCCCCATAAAATGGGGCTTTTGACAGTCTAACTGGCGGAGAAGGAGGGATTCGAACCCTCGATACGCTATTAACGTATACGCCCTTAGCAGGGGCGCGCCTTCAGCCTCTCGGCCACTTCTCCGTAATCACGAAGCATGTATTATAAGGGACTTTTTCAAAAAGTAAAGGCAAAAACTGATTAATTAATGATCGTTTTTGCCTTTTGCGCATTACTTCATCAATCGATTGAGGCGATTGACGAATTCTGATGGATTTTCAAGCTGTGATCCCTCTAATAATAATGCCTCTTCATAGATCAGCATGGCCAAATCATCGGCGATTGCGTTGTCTGTCTCTCTTGCGATGCGTTCAACGAGCGGATGCTTCACATTCACCTCTAACCAAGGCTTCATGTTTGGCACATCATGCCCAGCTTCTTTGAGCATTTTTTCAAAGTGACTGCTCAATGCATATTCATTACGCACAAGCACGGAGGCTGAATTGGTCAAGCGTTTAGACACCTTCACTTTTTCCACATGGTTGCCTAACACATGAGTCAATTTATCAATGATGGCTTTCTCTTCATGATCTAATTGAGGTTCTTCATCCTCTTTTTTCTCATCATTGTCTAAATGCACATCACCTTTGGCGATATTGACGAATTTTTTACCGTCAAATTCAGATAAATAACCCATCATCCAATCATCGATCACATCCGTCATGAGGATCACTTCATAACCTTTTTCACGATAAATCTCTAAGTGCGGGCTGTTTTTCGCTGTATTGAGATTATCAGTGGTGATGAAGTAAATATTCTCCTGCCCTTCTTTCATGCGGCTGATGTAATCGGCAAAAGAAACCTGCTCTTCATCCGTTTGCGTGGAAGCAAAGCGCAATAAACCGGCAATTTTCTCTTTATTACCATGATCTTCGCCAATGCCCTCTTTTAAAATACGGCTGAAGGCTTGATAAAACTGTGTGAATTTCTCTTGCTCCGTATTTGCCAATGCTTCAATCATCGACAATACGCGACGCGTCACACCTTGCTTGATGGCATCTAAGGTTGAAGAGGATTGTAAAATCTCACGCGACACATTCAGCGGTAAATCAGCAGTATCCACCACACCTTTGACAAAGCGTAAATAACGGGGCAACAATTTCTCATTCGCATTCATAATGAATACGCGGCGCACATACAACTGTAAGCCATATTCACTGTTTTGTTCCCACATGTTCTGCGCAGAATGGCTTGGGATATACAATAAAGATGTGTAAGAGACTTTCCCTTCCACCTTATTGCGTGACCATGTCAAAGGCTTGTCATAATCATGGCTGATGTGTTGATAAAATGCTTCATAATCCGCATCTGGCACATCTTTTTTATCACGCTGCCAAATGGATGTGGCAGAGTTCACTTGTTCAATGGCAACCGTTGTTGTCGTTGTGGGTTCTTCGCCCTCTTTTTCTGCGGGCACCGTTTCCACTTTTTCCACTTCCATCATCACAGGATAGGCAATGTGGTCAGAATATTTGGTGATGATCTGTTTTAAAGACCATTCATTCAATAAGTTACTGTGCTCATCGCGCATGTGTAACACAATCTCTGTCCCTGCGCGCGCTTTTGTGGTGGCTTCTAATGAGAATTCCCCTTCCCCAGCCGATGACCAAATCACCGCGCTGTTTTCAGGCTCGCCTGCTTTACGCGTGGTTAAAGTCACGTGATCGGCCACAATGAAGGCAGAATAAAAACCCACACCAAATTGACCAATCAATTGGGAAGCATCTTTATCTTCATCGGTTAATTGCTCTAAAAAAGCTTTTGTGCCAGATTTTGCGATGGTGCCGATGTTTTCAATCACCTCATCGCGCGTCATGCCAATGCCGTTATCGCTGATGGTTAGAGTTTTCACGGCTTTATCCATCTGAATTAAAATCTCAGGGTTGCCTTGATTTTCGATCAATGCAGCATTGGTCAAGCCTTCAAAACGGCGCTTATCTAATGCATCGGAGGCATTTGAAATCAGTTCGCGCAAAAAAATCTCATGATTCGAATAAAGGGAATGGATCATGAGTTTGAGTAATTGATTGACTTCTGTTTGAAATTGTAAGGTCTCTTTTTGGCTCATAATGTCTCCAAGTGTCCAATAAATTGAATGTCGATAATTTAACGTCTATCAATATGGGTCGGCTTCTCTTTTTTTCAAGCGAAAAAATTATACATTATGGGCAAAATCCCGTTGCCATGCGCCTTTTGCCTTGTTATTTTTATAACTTTAAATTATATTGATAACTTCACAAGGAGAGTCTATATGCAAAACATTGCCGATCGCATCAATTTATTGATTGATGAACGTAAAATTTCTCAAGAAATTCTCGCCCATGATGTGGGAATTTCTCAAGCTGCCATCTCAAAAATTTGTCAAGGCAGAACCAAGCGCAGCCGCTATTTACCACAAATTGCCAACTATTTTAATGTGCCAGAACATTGGTTATTGTTTGGGGAAGAACAATTCAGCAGCAAAGCCCCGACAGAAGATGATGACGATGTGCTCATTCCGTTTTATAAAGATGTGCAATTGTCCGCAGGACATGGTGCCACTGAACTTGATGATTATGAAGGGCGCACCATTCGCTTTTCTCGCAGCATGCTCAGAGAAGGCAATGTTTCCCCAAAAGATGCCATTTGCGTCACGGTCAAAGGCGATAGCATGGAGCCTGTGTTTAAAAATGGCTCAACGGTGGGCATTGATTTAACTCATCAAAAAATCATCGATGGTGATGTTTACGCCATTAACAATGATGGTTTATTACAAATGAAAAAACTCAAACACAAAACCGGCAGCCTCATTACGGTTGAATCCTACAACCGCGAGGAATATCCCGCCTTTGATGTGCCGTTAGAACAGATCACCGTCATTGGCCGCGTGTTTTGGTACGCGACATTGTTATAACATTCAGGACTCTCCATCCTATTCATTGCCCTCTCATCTCATTGATCAGAGGGTTTTTATTATGTGCTTTGTTGCAATTTTATTGACTTCATCATAACCAAAGTTATAATTAAGTTATATTTTATAACCCATAAGCTCGAGGTGATTCGATGATTAAGCAAGAACGTTTTTATCAACTTTTCAATTCACTGCCTCAAACTGAGAAAGATAACATTGTGCGCACCGCCATTGAATTGAGTGTGCAATTTCAAAATAGCAGCGTGAGCGATCTCATGCGTGCTTGTCACTATCATGCCACAGAAGCAATGCGCACCTTTCGCTTGAAAAAACAGCGCATTCATCATGCCACACGTTATGCCGCACTACGTTATGCCATGATGTCTCACCTCTCTCGCACGCTGCATGCAGCATAA